TTGAGTTTGACGCTCTCGAACCAGCAGCAAATCGTATCCCAGTAGTACCAGGTCCACAGAATTGCTTCTCCGATCAAAGTAATGATCAGAGCCCACTTTGTCTGTGTGACCATGTCACCACGGGTATACGGCTTAGCCGCCCATTCACGATACTTCTTCATCATAATTCAATACCTCCATAAAATATAATTTTGGAATTATCTCCATTATAGAAGTTGCAAATTTCGCGTACTCCAATTTTTTCGAGGCGGTAAAAAGAGAAAAGAGGTTGTTAACCTCTAATCTCTACGGAAGAAGGATAATATCCATATTCTGCTAATAGAATCGCATTATCGTTAGCCGCTTCAAACATTATAACGTCATCAAATGCCAGATTCGTATAGCGGTAAGTAAACAAGTCATATGTGCTAGTACATTCTTTGTAGATGCCATCTTTGATACTAATACCAAAACCAAGCATATATAATGCTGTACCAACCATAATAGTTGCCATCACTGCCGCTATAAGAATCCAAGAAATAATCATTCCAATAATATTCTTATTCGTCTTCATAATAAATACCTCCATAAATTGTATATAAGTATATTCCTTTCTTCCATAATAGTGATTGTATTTTTCGCGTGCGCCAATCTATTTGATACGGGTAAAAAAGAAAAGTGTATGCATTAGTCGCGTCCGGACTAGCGATAGCTCCTTCTCCGACAACGTCGTCGCCAACCTCCAGAAGCAGATTGATGCGAATAAAAGGCAAATCCAGACAAATTGGGATAACACTTTAAAGTCTTATACCAAAGAATTGCTTGGTATTCCCGACAATTCTGTTCCGGATGACGCATTTATGGCTTTGTTAGTCGGAACAGATGCGAAAGCATATCGAGTAAAAGTACAGTACCCAAATGGCGATCCTGCCGTTGGATTTACAGTTGGCGGTATTACAGCACTCCCCACAACGACATTGGTCACGAACAATGAGGGAATGGTGTTGGGTAAGAGCACATCTAATTCGCCAACGATTACCGTAGCAAAGAAATATGATGATGTAAAGGCGGCCCGTTTAGTTGCTACTTCAACTGGAACAATAACCGATGTTACGATTACATTGGAATGGGATGAATCCACAATCACTATAACATCCAGTACGAATAAACTACTCAATAATATATCTGCGTATTGCAAAAAAGCAGCTTATTTACTCGTCGGCGGCGGAGGCGGTGGTGGAAAAGGAGACGATTCTATCGGTGGAGGCGGTGGCGGAGGCGGTGGCGGATATTACGTCTCTGGAGAAGTGTCTATTGAACAAAATATTACATTAATTGCCACCGTTGGAGCTGGTGGAGAAGGCCATTCGTACCAAACTGCAGGATCTAATGGTGGCCAAACATCACTATCTATCAAAAAAAATAATTCGACAACACTGATTGATTCAGCAAATGGTGGTGGAAAAGGAGGCGACGGATCGCACGACTCTAGTGGCAGTACAAATAATTATCTGTATGGCGGTTCTGGCGGTTCTGGATTTAAGAGTGGTGGCTCCGGTGGTGGCGGAACATATTATTGGGATGATGATAACCGAGAATATGTAGTCACTTCAATCGATCAAACTGGTAATCCCGGTCAAGATTCAGAATCAGTCATATTTAATGACGAAACAAAAGTGATTAGTGGAGGCGGACATGGTGGCGGAGCAACATTATGGATCTCAAGTAGTTCATATACAGGACAACCCGGCAATAAAAACAACAATTATGGCGGTGGAGGTGGCGGAGGCGGTCGTGAGATGAACACCACGGCGGCTGAAACTAAAGGAACGAATGGCATTGTATATTTGGCATATCGTCATTAAACAATCAGTTTGGAGGTTTAAATCATGAACTACTGCATTGTAAACGATGAGAACATCATCGAAAATATCATTGTAGCGGATGAAGAGTTTGCCTCTGCCATCGGCGCCAAAGAGAGCTATGATGGCGCAGCGATTGGAGGTACTTATTCCCCGCCTCCTCCGCCTCCGACGATCGATGAACGAGTAACCACTCTCGAATCAGAGAATGATCTCCTCAAGCAGCAGGTCAAGGCGGCTTCGGACCAGAATGACTTCCTCGAGGACTGCATCGCCGAAATGGCTGGAATTGTCTATGCGTAAGGTTATCGCCAATTTGGCGTTAAACCTATATTTATTTCTAGAGAAAGGAGATCGTGAAATGATGGCTATGCTTTTTGCTCAGCGCGTCATTCTCGGCAAGACCGAGTTTGAGCAGGTTCCCAACAAGCTTAAGCAGCAGGTTGCAGACATCCTGATCAACGAGTGCGGTTTGCCCGAGCTGGTGACCGAGGAGTACGGTGGCACGAAGAAGGTCGAGGCCTAATTCGCTCCGTAACTGTCTTATCCGAATAAGATAGGGCAAAGAAAAAAGAGGGGTTGCGCCATTCGCGACGTTTCCCCTCTCTTTTCTTTTTCACCTGTTCCGTAAGGAATTGGTGCCGTCACACTTACGCGTTCAACAGCAGATCGCGAAGCTCAGTGTACTGAGCCTCCGTAATCTTACCAAGTGCATAGAAGAGATCAAGCTTCTCCTCCATACCATCCGTCTGACCGCGTTCGATCATGCGCTTCAGGGTACGATACAGCATTACTTTTTCACCTCACTTTCATCCTTAGGATCAAGACCGAGTTCGACCATAGACAGTCTCAACTCGTGGTCAACGAGCATAGCGTCAACATCCTCATTCCAGGTAGGATCTGGAGCAGGAGGATCCTCTATTACCGGCGGTTGGTAGCTGTCGGTTTCTGGGTTATAAATGTAATTTGGTTCCACGTTATCAGGAACTTCTTTGCATAACGATGCAAATTGAGTACCATACCATTTTTCAACAGGAAGAGCGTACTCTGGTATGATTTCAACAACAACGTTATTTTCAATTCTAGCTATTTTCATGCACCAAACACCCTCCTATAAAGATAAACTGCTCCGTCAGAACCTTTTCCACTATATCCGCCCATGTTCGAGGTAACAATGGCACCTCCACCATTTCCATTACCCGTAGCATCAGACCCCTCGATAATACCTGATTTTTCCGTATTATATCCGTTTCCGCCTTTGGTTCCATCTGGCATTGGCAGAATAAGAGTACTGACTTGTGTTGTGGATGGATTTCCGCTACTATAATAAGCATTACCACCAGCACATAAGCTGACCATGGTCCGGTCAAACTGATTTTGAGATTCTGTTGGTAATTGGTCAGTTCCGGGATCACCTACCATCACCGGAGGTACTGCTGCTGACAACATCATACGAGATCCGTACAGAGCAATACCACTAGGGTTGGTTTGAAATGTAGGTCCCTGTCCGCCATGTGCAATCTTTCGTGCCTCGGGGAAAGACCTGCCTCCCTGACCTCCCTTAACAGTAACCCCGTCGACAGAGGTTGTGCCTCCATCTATTCCTTCGCGTCGATCAACTACTCGCTCTCCACCAGCACCGATGACTATATTAATCGTATCTCCTTTAGATACATTTAATATGATATTTTTCCCATATCCCGATGCACCACCACCAGCCGAAAAGGCGCTGCCACTAGTCGTATACCAAGAGCACCCGCTTCCTCCGCCGCCAATCATGTAAACGCCTAACTCGCCATCGAAATCGACATTAAAAGTATATGCTCCAGCAGTTAAGAAAGATTGAATAAGAGACCATTGTGTATCATCTTTAACAACTGTAGCGATTTGCGACAATGCCAAATTAACATTCGAATTCTTCGGAATTCTCAACATAGATGCTGTCGAATCATCGATAATTGTATATTTGGCTGTTTTTGCTTCATCAATCTGCTTCTGGAGGTTGGCGACGACGTTGTCGGAGAGCTGAGCCTTGAGATTATCAAACCACTCATCGAATTCCCCATTCCACTGGTTGAACAGATCGTCAATCGCGGTCGTCTCGATGACACCGGTGACAAACGGGCAAGCCGAGGTGCCGACTGCGTTCTCAATCGCACTCGCGGCGATCTGGGTCACGCCAGGTGCTACTGTCACCCATGCCAGAGGATGCTGATGGACTTTCTCGCTATTCGTCAGGGTCGGCTTCACAGGAGAGGATGCCACAGTACCCTGAACAACACGAAGCTTATTGAGACGAACACTGTCGGAGTGATTGGTCTCGAGCACGATCGCATCGATACGGCTGAGCGTCACGTCCGAAGCAGCGATGGTCAAGGGATAAGCTGCATCGTTCACGTTCCATGTATGGTCAAACCACGCCTTGCCGGTACCAACCAGCACCTGCATACCCGTGCCAGCGGAGACCGCCATATGGTCACCAATCGTGGTGAATACACCGTCAGCGATGATGCCATCGAAGATAGCAGACATTTGTTCGGCGTTGTATTTTCGATCACCATTTTCGGAGTTAAAGAATCCGCATGTGAATGCCATTTTGATTCCTCCTATATTAGACTTCGGCGGTGAAGGTAGGAGTCATACTCTCACCAGATGTATCTTCCGAGAATACGATCTCAGAAACACGGGCTTTACCAGATTGTCCGTATTCATTCTGAACCTGAACAAGATCTCCAATGGTAAAGTCTCGTTTGTAGATGAACTGAATTCGAGCTTCCACTTCGCCTTCAAAAGACTGCGTAATGCTCGTCTTAGCCAATTCCTCTCTTCCCTTCTGCTGCATTTCGGCAAGCATATTTGCAGTTGCCTGCTGTTGGCGTTCCGCGATTGCAGCGGCCTTCTCTTCTTCACTGAGATCCTCGTTATGCTCAATGTCATAGGTATCGACATCATCGCTTGCACCAGAATCGTCCGTAAACACTTCACGGCGCTCCAAACCGGTGCCATAGTTCTCACCGGTCACCTCAGTCGTTTTACGAGCAGAACCCTCACCAGAGCCGCCGATCAGAGTAGCATTCTTCAGGGCCTTCTTCGATTCAATGTAATTGCTGGATAAGAAGTTGTCGAAACTCGGAGAAAAGACAACATAGGGGTTCTTTGTTTGGCCATATGCGCGATCTTCACCGGCATACAGCTCAAATATCATTTGCTTCGTCGAGAAATCCGGTAAGATACGGAATCCAATCTTCTTCTCTTCGCAAATCCCATAAATTGCCTCATAGAGGTTGTCACCGAAATACTGTGTGTCGACCGTAAGGGTCGTGATGCGCGTATCAGTGGTCTCACGAAATACCAGATTCGGAATTTTCCGATCGTTATTGCTCGGAGAGATCGCATTTTGATTTAAGAGATTCCGGATCGACTTCTGAAGATTACCATAGCACTGACGATAACCCCAGATAATACGACGCTCGAGAATGGACTCCAGGGAGCGGCCAGTAACTGTTAGGAAATTACCATTCTCCACATCTACCTTGGTCTCTATGGTCTCGATGACCATCAGTCGATTAGATTTCTCCCGACACCAAAGGTAGTAGTCCTGCTTGAACTCTTTCCCAATTGGCATGTCTGCCGGTACATAGACTTCGAAGTCGCCATAACCAAGGAATCGATCTGTCCAAATGAACGACTGGAAGGCATCTAAGATAGCGACGACTTCCCAATTCTTATCGAGAATCAATGCATCCATCTTAGATACCTCCGTAGGCGTTCTTGTAGGAGAAGGTAATCAGCAGATTCGCTTCCTCCTCTTGGGTAACGAAGTTAAACATATTCACGCCATTCGAGACTTGGAACCAATCGGCATCCATGTCAACGGCAGAAATAATGTTCGTCTCCTTACCCTCGCGCAGGAGTCGAGCATACTTATTGCCCTTCATGGTTGAGATGATAATATCATCACCAGCATCGAATACCGCACCCGTCAGAGCTTTGATTTGGGCATCAAATATCTTAAAGTGCTCTCTGGTATCGACATTGTAGAGGGTAATATCTCCCGATTTGGTCAGTGCATGGATCGTAATAACAACACCCGTATCCATATCACCGACATAGTTCAGAACAGCTCTCGGGTCATCCACCATCTTACCCATTTCGATAAGATTCTCGGTAAGAGACTCGTTGGAGAACGGGAATTCGAACAGCGGCTCGACATTGGTGTATACCTTCTCGCTACCGCCAACCTCGTAGAAATAAGGATCCGGACAGATGATACTGATTTGTGTCGACTCCTCAGAGGAAAATATGTTCGGCTCATTGGACTCCACATAACCACTGATCTCTGCTAGGCGGTTGTCCGTCTCAATCTCAAGCCTGATTTGCTTTTTAATCGGGAAGAACTTATAGGTCTTCTGTCTCGAGTCTTCAATTGTCGGTGCGAACAGCATACCGAGTGTAATGACGATATTACGGTTCTCACAACGAGAAGAAGCATAGAGACTTCCATCAATTGTCGCTAGTTCTGATGTGTTAATATTCGCCTTGGGAGGACCGAGCCCCTCGATGTCCTTAATATAAAGACCCGAGGGGTCCGGGTTCGTGAGCTCCAGACGAAGTGTTTCACCTTTCGGGTTGGTTACCGTTAAGGCCTTAATCATAAGCCCACTCCTTCCTTATTGGTAGCTATTTTTCACATTCGAGAAGAGATTCTTGCTATCGCGATAGATCTCGGCACGGCTCAGAGCCTTCGGGCTGGTGTTGTTCTGCGTGAAGTTGTAGGTCTTATTCACCGTACTCGATCCGGTAATGCCATTCACAGCATCCTTGAATCCGCCGGCTACCTGACCAGCAAGAACAGCTGTAAATCCCATCGGAGTCGAACCGATTAGGGAATTCAATGCACTCACGCCGGATTTCACTTTACTATCATCGATGACCGGGGTGATAACCGGAGCAGTCTCAATACCATCCGTAATATCACGGTTCAGGGTCTGGATGCCGATGGAGAGGTTATCCGTGTAGCCGTTAACCACCCCACCAGAGACCATATTGATAATATCACCAAGAACACTATTGAGAGCCGCCTGGACATTCCCGCCGTTAGCAAGGATACCATCAGCAATTCGCTCAGAGATAACCTCACCGCAAGCAACCCACTGCTCTTCCTTCGATTGTGCCATTTGGAGACCGCCATTGATCGCCTGCCCCGTAGAAGTCGAAACCGCGTCAGTCTTCTCAACAATACCCTGTGCAAATGTGGTAGACATTGTCTGACCGTATTTGAGGAATGTCGGGGTAAGACTACCGAGGACATCATCTGCACTATTGGTGTAGGACTGTCTAGCGGCCTCAAGCGCAGCGTCTGCAGCCTTCGTCGCCTCACTTGCGGTGGTATTCAGAAGATGGTAAGGGTCGTAACCGGTATCCTTTGCGGCAATGCGGTTGATCTGTTCTAAAGCAAACCCCTGTTCGAGGAGCATGTCTTTGTATTCGACCATCCAGTTGGCATAAGCAACCATACGATCCTTCTCGCTCGTCGTGACCTGCTCTTGGTTGGATTTGACTTCCTGAGCCTTCTCGGCGAGAGTTATTTGGGCATTGAGGAGCTTGTTGTAAGCATCCAGAGCATTCTTCGACTCACTGCCGTATGCCTTAACGGTTGCCGCATACTCTTCCTCAGCCTTGCCAAGCTGCTGCGTTAGATTGTTAAGCTCCTTAACCTTAAGGGCTTCGTCCACAGCAGTCTTATCGGCATCAGTAGCGGTACCACCGAAGAGCGTTGTCCAGACTTTCTGCTCGAGACCGTAACTCATGAGTCGAGTGCCGAGTTTGTTGAGCTCGGACTGAAGACCCTCGATATAAGATGCACCGGCAGACTTACCGGCCTTACCAGCCTTTGCAGTAGTCTCTTCAGAAGCTTCATCAATCGCCGTTCCGGTTCGATGGAATGCATCGTAAGTTTCCTTCACGATGTCATCGTATCCCTCGCCGACAATCTCTTTGAGTTCACCCATAGATGCACGATTGGCCGCATTCAGTACAAACAGACGTTTGTTCTCGGCACTCGCGATCGAGACATTGAATTTGTTGTAGACCTCCTGAAGTTCCTCGTAAGTGATCTGACCACTCTTCAGCATCTCATTCGCAAGGTTTCGAGCAGCAACGAGAACAGTCTTTTTACTGCCATCAAGACCATAACGGACACCCATATCGTAATACTTACCGATCAACTCACCCTGTCCAGAAGGAGAGTGAATATCAAGCTCATCACGAACGGTACGGTCAATAGCTTTCGCAACGTCGCGAGCAGCACCGGTAAGAGAATTAACGGTAGGCACGTCCATAAGACCCTTACGGATACCCCTGAGGTAATTCATACCGATGTCTTTGTACTCGGCCGTACGATTCGAGAACTGAGTGAAGAGATTGTTGGCAATGTTAGTTGCCACGGCATAAATACCGGACTCAATATCCCTCATTCTCTGCTGAACCGTCGTTAAAACATCGGCATTTTGAATGGACTTGACGAGATTGGCAAGTGCTTCGTTAGCAGCGTTCATCGCATCCGTGTTGACTTCAGCAACGACACCGGAATATTGAACAAGTGCCTCACCCATGTCCTTAAGCTGCTTTGCAAAATTGCTAAGCGAGCCCTTACTACGACCAGCACCCGTATTCGGGACTTGATTGACGGCAACGGCAAGATTTGCAATGATGTTACTCGTCTTCATGGCGATCTCACTACTATTAACCGGGGCACCAGCCATAATAGTCAAGAAATCGATCATGTTCGGAGCCGCCAAAGCAAGCTCTGCTGCAAACAAAGAGATTAGATTCTCACCGGTGAAGAACGCTTTAAACGCGGAATATTTCGGCGTGACGGCAACGGCAGTTGCCATTGTTGTGACAATGTCAGATACCATGTCGACTAGCGTCTTACTATCCGCAGGGAGACCCTCACTCTTAGTCAAGAAGCCCTTAATATGCGGTGCCGCCAAATCCAGTTCAGCAGCGAATGCGGCAATGAAGGAATTTCCAAAGACAGCACCCTTGAGGCCGCCAAATGTCGGAATCTTAGATGCTGCCTCTGCCATACCGCCAATTGCATAGATCGCATTCTCGATTGACGACTGATCGATTACGCCAACCTCAGTATAGAACGTCTTGAGATATGGAGCTGAATTAGCCAGTTGCTTCGAGAAGTCAAGCAGGTCACTTCTGCCGATGATGGATGCAAGACCATCCAAGAATTTCGTTCCAGTAAATATCAACATGGCTTCACCAAGAGATACCATGTTACTGAATACGCTATCCTTCAGACCATTAATGCCCTGGAAGAAGACAGATGCATTCGACCAGAATTCCTTAAGGTCTTTACCGAATTTGGTCAGGAACGAATCTCTCTCGCCGACTACATCAGAAATGCCTTTCTTAATACCCCCAATAAAGGATCCAAGAGCAGTACCGATGTATTCCATGAATTTGACGTTGCCGTCCATGATCTTCTTGACGACTTCGTTCTCGCCAAAGAAGGCCTGGAATGCACCAAACAAAGCACTCAATGCCGTGACAACCGCCACAACCATACCAATGCCCTTAAGTGCGCCGAGACCCATCTCGCCAAGGGGTGCTGCAACTCGCATCGCTACACTCATGGCGGTGATGATGGTGCCAAGGGCCAAAGCGGCAGTCAGCATTTTGTCCGTATTACCGAGATTCTCGAGAACAGCCAGTGCCCCACCAAGAATCAGAGTAGCAGCGGCCGCAAATCCGGCTCCGACGATAGCATTCTTACCCCATGCCTTGGCAACGCTCAGCATCTTAAGGACAGCAACAAGAGCCGTTGCAGATGCGAGAATATCAAGAATGACCTCTTCGCGACTTGCATCGCCAAACCAGACAGCGAACAAGCTCTTCAGAGCATCTCGGATTTGAGGGGCATACGTGCTTAGTCCGTTAATGAGAACAACGATCAGATCACCAAGACTTGCAATCAACGAGGGTGCATACTCGCGAAGTTGCTTCATAGCCTCGTCGAACATAACGATAAGACCCTCAACAACAGCCGGAGCGCCTCTCTTAAGAACGTGTCCGATGGTGATGAGAATATCAGTCAAGCCTTCCTCGATAACGGGAAGCATAACCTTGACTGCTTGGAAGAATGCCGCAATAGCAGCCACGATAGCCGCTACACCAGCCGCACCAATCGCAGACAAGGTGCCCAAAAGGACAGACAAAGCGGCAACGGCAGCACCTACACCAAGTGCAGCAAGACCAAATGCCAGCATGGATTTCTCCAGACCAGCAAACGTCTTAGCCAGAATGCCTAGTCCGAATGCCGAGCCAAGCATAATGGTGATAGCGCCAGCGAGAGTTAAAAGACCCGCTCCAATTTCGGTGAGATTGAGAGTGGAAAAGGCTTTGATCGGAATAACCAGCATATTAAGTGCAAGTGCAAATGCCAGTATTCCGCTTGCCGTTCGGGCAACATTGTTATTGCCCATGATAGACAAACTGGCAGTTATTCCACCCATCAGAAGTCCGACGGATATCAATCCCTGTCGAATCTGTTCGATTGGCAATGAACCGAGAATACGAAGAGGAACAACCAGTAAGGAGATAGATATCGACAAAGCAAGAAGACTCTTCGCTAGTCCAGCAAGAGATCCCTGTGTTATTGCCATCATGCCTTTTCCGGAAATACCAGCAAACCCCTTCATGGCAATGGACATTCCGCTAATCGAAGCGACAACACCAACGAGAAGTTTTGCAGTGGTAATCAGACCTTGCTGAAGGTCCTTCGTATCCATCTCTCCAAGAATCTTAATCGGCAATATCAAGGCAGACAGAGCAAGTCCAAATGCAATCAGACTCGATGCGACACTTGAAAGCTGACCTGGGACCGCCTTCATGACAGCGATAGAACCGGTTATCGCACCGATTCCAATGATCAACGATGCGATTCCCATTCCGAATTCAGCCCAACTAATTCCATCAAATGCCTGGAATGCGCTTGCGAGAATTCGAACCGCCGTAGCTAAGGACAGGAAGACAAGAGCAAGTTTCATAACCTGCTTCTCGCCAACTTTAGTGGAAAGTGCAACACCAACCTTTTCCAAAGCTACTAGTATGGCGATAATTGCAAAGGTCGCTTTGGCAAACACCCATGTATCCTTTGCTGATTCCGTTAACTTAGCCAATGCACCAGCCAGAATCGAAATAGCAACAGACATACCGATCAGAGCACCGGACAATGTAAGAAGCTCTGCCTTACCAGCAGTCATCTTCTTACCGCTCATAATACCAAGAATGGCAGTCAGTTCACCGAAGAGTAATGCGACAGCAGCAAGAGATTTACCCATGTTTTCGGGATTTACACGGGAAATCAAGAACAAAGACGCCGCCAAGATACCAATCGAGATAGCAATCGACTTAAGAACTTCAGCATTGACCTTGTTCTGGAACGCCTTTAGCGTATCACCGGCGGTGTTAAGAACTTTGGTGAGTGCCTTAGTAACGCCAGCCCAATTGGTTTTCATTGCGGCAAATGCCTTAGCAATCTTCTTTATTTGTTCATAGAGACCGAAAAGAAGCGTTGTGCCAATTGCATCTGTTAAGGTGACACCTTCGAAAATCGATTTGATGCGATCTCCGATAGGCTTCAACGTAGTTGCAATGGATTTTGCGAATGACCCGATAGTCGAAGCAGCGCTGGTTGCCCAACCCTTTAGCTGAGAAACCCACTGAGATGCCTTACCGAATGCATTCTTTCCGGATTCACCAATGGTATCGAATACCTTAGCGATCTGCTCACCAATCGGAGGAATCTCAGCAAGAGAAGTTGTGACATTGTTGATGTCAAGGACATTGATTCCCGTAAAAGCAGAAATGCTCGTAGAAAGCATTCCACCAAGGAACATGAATGCTCCACCAACGGCTTCTATTGCGCGCTTCAATGTCGCAAATATACCTTCGATCACTCGTGATTCATCAACCATCTTAACAAGATTCGTTAACAAACCACCAATGGTCGCAGAGAAGGAAAGAAGGTAACTTGTAAGCGGAGCAGCCTGCGTTATAATCTTTCCGACTAACCCCAGAACGAGTTTAATCGGAGTGATCATTAACTTAACAATCGATGCGAGACCAGATGCGACTTGTTTAACCTTCGCCAGCGTATCTTCGCTCGCGATAAGTTTCTCGCTAAAGTCCCGGAATCGGAATGTGAGGTCTGCTAATTGCTGACCAGTCTTAGCGGGGAATATCTCGCCAAATCCCTCTCGAATAGCTTCAATGACACTCAAGAGAGACTTGAAAATATTCGTTAAGCCTTCCCACAAAGCAGTCTGACCGCCAAGTTCAACCCACTCTTTCAGGATACTATTTCTTTCCTGTGCCGGAGCAGCAAAGACATCCCACAAATCATTCGCCAGATTTGTCCAGATTTCTTTCGCCTTATCATAACCACCGAAAATATAATCGAAGGTGGTCATCCAGCCAGAACTGACTGCATCCTTAACAGAGTTGATAGCTTCTCCGAAAGTCTTGGCTTCCTGAGCAGCTAATGCCGCACGGTAGTAAACCTGCTCAAAAGCTCCGTCCAGCATGGCATAGGCTTCACTATAAGTATCGGCCATCCCATTTTGAACAAGCTTATAAGCCGCTTCTGTTACTTGAGCAAAGCGACCGAATGCCTGCTCCATAACCTCTCGAGAAGCCCACTTATCAGCAAGCGTGGTTGAGAAGTTACCAATATCGACAAGAGTACCTTTTGCGGTTCTCCCATTTTTATCTAAAGTACCGAGGGCTTTACCAACGTCGATGAATGTCTCTTTCAGCTGCTGAGACGCAACGCCGGAAAGTTCGACACTTCGCCAGTCCATAAGGGTCAAGAATCCTTGACCATAAGACTGGTTTAGGTTGTAGATTGAACGAGAGAATTCTGCGGCACCTTTACCAGCGAAAGAGGTTGCATTTGCAATGCCCTCAATCATTGGAATCAGATGATCGATATCACCACCACTGGTGACCATTTGACCAAGAGATTGTGCCATTGTCGTGAAGTCATACGATGTCTCATCCGAGAACATCATAAGCTTCTCTAAATATCCATTAATCTCATCAACGGACTTGCCGGTTGCATTAACGAGTGTCTGAACATTTGATGTCTTTTGCTCGTACTTGTTCCACCCAGCTGTGACCTGATCAATCGAAAGTGATTTAACCAAAGAAACGCCGGTATCGATTGCCGCATTTGTGATTCGCTGAAGGGCCGTAAATGCGACAACGCCCATAGCAGAAAATTTGTCTGCTACTTTGTCAACCTGCTGTGCGAGTCCCTTCATACCAGCCAGATCAGCAGCATTGTCGAGCTTCTCTAAACTCTTAGCCTGCTGATCAACGTCAAGGGATCGTTTGAATCGCTCCAGAGACTCGGTCGACTGGGCAATGTTCTTCTCAAAATTCGAATTTCGAAATTGAGCTTCGACAATTCTATAGTCAATACTAGTTGCCATCGTCAACTCACTTCCTTCCAGAGCTTAGTAGCCATAGACTCGAACAGGGGTCTTAATGCCGGATTGATGTAATCAATACCTTGCACATAGGAGCCGCTTCGAGTCGCATGACCGTATTGTATAAGAATAGCAATAGGAACTCCCTCGTTCACGTTATTGTTGACCCAATAAAGCGAAACACCTTGGGAGCTCACCTCGATTTCGTAATCCCATCCAGTAGCGGTTTTACCCGTATCTACCGGTGTAGCATCACGAAGAAGTTCAACCCCCTGCTTGCCATATTCGTTCAGCAGTTGGTAGAGACGCCTTTTCCGGTTTTTGTAAAGAAACCCTTCAAAGTTCTTCAAACTGCCGGATTGTTTCATAACGACAAGGGCCATTGCTGTTATCTCCTAGCTAATTTGGCTTCTGCACGTCGACGTGCATTGATGGAACGATACTCATCAGCGGTCTCTCGACGAGACATCTTTTCGGGTTTTCCATTCTTTGCATTGCATACGTCAATGAGTGTCAGAAGCCGGTTCAAATGCCATTTCTCATATTGCGATGGAATATTAAGCGTTACCATCCAATAATAGATGAGTTCTGATGTGATAACATCACGAGAAGTCGATTTCTTACGATGTCTCACGGTCGTAGCGGTCATCGAGTCATCGATGTATGCCATGACAGTCTTAATATTCTCATTTGTCAAGAATTCGTACGCTTCTTTTGGAACATTCTGGGTGATCGTCATGCAGCGAATATAATCGATCGTCTGCTCACGAGTCATCGGTTCCCTACGAAGAAAAGGAATGTGCCATTTGGCTTCCCATTTCGAAATAGAGACTAGAGAATGTTCAAGTTGGAGCGTTACTTCTTTAGTAAAGCTAAACTCTTGTGTGTCATCGTTGAACACCTCTTGTTCAGGTATCGTCAGCCGAAGCATTCCCTAGCCTCCATTTCAACCATTTTGAATTTATTCCACCGGTTTGGGAGCGTCAGGGATCTTCGGAATGATGTTGTTGATGAACTCGGCCGTCTTGTCGGGGTTCAATGCGAGCTCCATGAAAAGCTCGGAATATGCGTCGGTCTGAGAGAACTTCTCGCGCATGTCCTCGTTCTTAACGAAGCGACGACCATCGAGAGAACGCTCACCGTAGGAACGAAGGATGATGTCCTTGATGACCGAAACGATGGCCTTACCGTCACGCTCCTTCGTAATTCTCTGAATCATGGCCTGCATCCCGCCGGGATACTCGGCTTCCATTTCCACGAGCTCAGCCTTGGACAGATTGAACTCGAAATTCTCCGTAACCTGATTACCGTCGTAATCCGTAAAAGTGATAGGTCTCCTATACATTGTGTTTTCTCCTTTTCAAAAAATAAAAATGATAGGAGGAGCCCCCGCGAAGAGGCTCCTCCGTAAAGATAGATTTAGCCGCCCGTCTTAAGAAGCGCGATAACCTCATCGGGCATCAGCAGCTTCGGGGCAACGCCATCCTCGCCGCCCGTCGTAGTGGGATCCTTACCGAACAGGACATCCTCGAGAGCAGCGAGCTTCTGCTTATCGATCTTGGTGGAGTCGATAACGATGGACGCAGTGGGCTTATAGCCAGTCACATTCACCGGGGTGGTGGAGACCGTCCAGCTCAGAGTGGTAGCCTCGGGGCTGTCATTGACCGTCTGATGGTTGCGTTCAGAGGGAGATGCCTGGCAGCCGTAGCAGAGATGCAGCTTATAGCCGTGATCCTGGCCATCGGTATCATTGCCGATCAGGGAACGATACACAAAGCCGAACATCTTACGCTTCTGCTGACCGATTGTCATACCGGCAACCGGACTCGCCAGACCATCGCACTGATCGAATTCCTCAGGGGAATAGTAGGCTTCAATGGTGTAGCCGTACTCTTCCGCAGAAATCATGTTGAGATACTTGATGTTATCCGCATACAGAGCGGTGGACTCAGCACCGGAAGGAGATTCGTTGACCGCGGTCAGACCGTTCCAAGCAATGCCCTCGCCATAGGTATTGTTGTCACCCATAACGTACAGAACGCCATGGTCCACGCCAGTTTCATACAGGCGCTCACCAACGGCATCCCAGATAAGACGCTTATTAGCCATAGGATGTGATCCTCCTTAGAAATATATGGTAAACAAGTCGTGATTGAGACGATCCTGGGTATAATGTCGAACGAATCGAGTCCTAGGGATCTTCGATACTTTATCGACGATGATACTATCAGGATTCGGATCGATCACGGTGACAGCATAGACATACTCCTGCTTATAAATGCTATTATCCGCATGGCCATTGCTGATCTCATCACGATTATAGACAATAGCAGGATACGTCATCCGCTTATTCTCGGGCCTCTGGTAATAAACCTGATCCGACCCAAGAAGCTTTTGAAGGAGTTTATGAAACTTCCGCCTATTGGTTTCCATTCGAGTCATTATATACTCCTCCTAACACAAGGGTGAGGCGGGGGTAGGCCACTTTAACCATACGCACCCGCCACTTTGTTCCCATGTATGTTGCGTAACGGATCGAGTGGAAGTTCTTTTTGGCATAGGGATCTGCCACGATACTTAAATCGTTCGCGATCACTAAATCGTCATTTAGACCTTCCTGAGCTTGAAGCTTCGCGGTGTTCGACACCCAATCGCCGAAGTGCTGACGTTCAACGATCTTCTCGATCCATACGCCTGGGCTCTCTTCGACCATTGTTGCATAGCCGATTTTCCCACAAAACTTCGCCATTTTGAATTAGCCGCCGGCCTTGACCGCGTAGGACTCGATGGTGATAGCGCTGTAGGGCTTGGTGAGAGCGCCGGAGCAACGGGTCTCCATCAGGTACTTCTGCTGGTTGTAGTCGATATCGAAATCGTCGAACATGGAGACCGCGCCACCCTTGTCGGCACCGACGGTGTAGTCGGTCAGGTTGACGATGATGCCCATCAGGCTGTGGATGTAAGCCTTGGAATCGGCCTCATGGGTCACCTCACGGGTCAGACCCTCCATGACGGGAACGGTAACGATCTTGCTCACGCGCAGAGCGGTACGAAGCTCTTCCTCGGTCTTGTACAGACGATGGCCGATGCCGTCCTCGAGAAGCAGCATGTTGGTGAGCATCTCTTCGGTGGTGTAGAGAGCGGGATTGCCGCTGCCCTTGTAGTCCTTGCGGGACTTGATGCACTGACGGATGAACTCCTTGGCCAGCTTGTCGTCGTCATTGTAGGTAACGGAGTCGATACCGACCTTGATGGTGTACAGGTCCGCATCGGTCCAGATCGGGCGGATGTTGTCTTCCTTGATCTTGTCGTCAGAAGCAGTGGAACGGCCATCGGACACCAGGATCGCACGAGCGATTTCCTCATTGAGCATCATGCGCATCTCGCTCTTGAGCCAGGCGACTACGTCGAAGTCGACGATATCGATGATGTCATCGCGATCGAGCTTCTGCTTCTTGTAGATGGTCTGAGGCGTGGTGGAACGCTTGAGCAGGGTGAAGACCTCTTCCTTCTTCAACTTGCCCTTCAGGTAACCCTTGGCGCGGGCCTCGTCGGCAGTGATGTCAGCGAACACAGACTTGATGCGAGAGAACGGAACATGATGGACACCGGACATAACACCGGAGACCCAGGTCATGTCGCGCTGGATAAACTGAGGCTGACGGGTGACATTGCGATCGTCGGGGAACAGATACTCGATATTCTCAATACCGTAATCGGCATGCATCAGAGCGTCAGACAGACCCTCCATGTCGTCCATATGAGCCAGAACGGCTTCCTTCAGGGAGCTGCAGGCTTTAGCTTCCTTCGCAAGAAGAGCGAAGTTCTCACGAGTGAGCTGAGCGGTCTTGTTCGCACCGCTCTCAAAGGCGTTGTGAGCCATAGTGGGATCCTCCTTATTTTCTTCTCTGGCTGTTGCAACCAGATAATACATAACGTTTTTCTGCTTCTCATTCATGGTGTTAATGATATCCCGAATGGTCTCTTTGGAACCATCGGCATGCTGAAGTTCAGGATTCGTAATGGGGTTTTCCTCCCCATTTTGATTTACCAGAGTCGGATCAGATTCCGGCTCACCCTCATTGGTCGGATTTCCTTCCGGATTCTCTTCAGTTGGCGTCGGATTGGATTCCGGCTCGCTTTCGTTGGTTGGATTTCCTTCCGGATTTTCCTCGGCCGGCGTATTTTCCGGTTCCTGTTCCTCGAAGTCATCATCACCATGACAAATGATCGGCTCCTGGGGGTAGATGCGAGCTTCGTACTCGGCATCTTCACCATGTGCCAGATCCATGTCCTCGATAAATGCCTTGGGGTTGGCACCCGCCAGAACAAGACTGACTTCACGGATCATACCGTGCATAACGTCGTGGCCCTTCTGCTTCAGCTGATTGGCAAGAATCGACAGAGAGGTGACGTCACCATGAGAGACAAGCTCTTTGCACATGTTGCCGAATTTGGTGTTGTTGAACAGACCATAGCAATACACGCCATCGGGCTTATTGACCAGGGTGGCCTTACCGATAACGGCACTCGGGGTATCATGACGATGGTTCCAGATGAGCGGAACAACAGCGCCATTCTGATGTGCGAATGCATTCTCACGAATTACTCGACCATCAGTGCACAGAAGATTGTTCTTGGACGCCCAGCCCTGAAAATCGGAATTACCAGGACCCGGACGAACGTGATCAATATCGGGCATTATGTTTATCCTCCTTCTTTAGAATTTTTGACCGATACGGTTTGGTCCGCTTTGGTTGGGACCGTAGGGGTTTGCTGATCCACTTTAGACTGTGACAAGTTCTTGTTACGGAGCTCGTCTGCCTTCGGATCCTTAGACGGCTTCATACCGATAACCTGACGGATCTCATTGGAGGTAAGAATCTCATTACGAGTAAACTTATCTGCAATTTCGGCAATCTGGCTAACCGGTACGAGTTTAAAGGGATCTCTAAAGAAGGAGATCGATTCCATCTTCTTTCGCTGAGATGTCGTAAGGAATTTACGATAGAGCTCATCGGTAAGCGCAGAAGCACATGGCTCCACAGAGCGGTTGTTGTAGTTCAGCATCGTCGATTCGTCTGCGGTTCCGTCCAATACACTCTGAGTGATACCTAACTGGGCGTATACCATACTCGTAAGGTATTCAATCTGAGTCATGAGGTTGTTTTCCACAGCACGATTCAACTGCGTGATCTTCTCCGTACCGTCTGTGTAGGCAATGCCATACTTCGAACCCATGAGCTGTTCCTCAATCTGTTTTCGACGAGATTCAGCCTGGGTCTTACGGGCTTCTGTCTTAATGACATAGGGGAGTTGTATAATCAGATCGAGTTTACCACTAGCAGACTGTTCGTCAATGGCATCAAGCAAGTTAAGCTTATGCACAAGACGCTTCATCATACTATTGGGCTCGTTGATTATCGCATAGAAGGGATTTTGAACGATGCCGACATTGGCTTTGTCAAATGTGATGTTCTCGAACTGACCGGTACGATCGTTATAGCAACGAACCAGTATCTGTCTCGGACGCCATTCGATAATTTCACCAATACGCATCGTATAGTAGCGTGTGACAATGTCACCCTCTTGATCCGGCTCTTGGTCTGTATCAATTGGACAGATGGCAATCGTCCCCCAATCGAACATACTTAGGATCGCATCCTGTACAAATGCTCGGGAGGTCTGATCAATATTTGCTTCGACTTCGAGACAATGATTCAGATCATCGTCAATCTTCTTAACAAATCGGCCATTTTCATCTAATTGAACATGAAGGTAATCCAGTGCGGCAACGTCCATCGCAATACGATTATAAATCGCAGTTACGATAGTTTTTTCATTACCGCGGGACAGAATCACCCGATCCGGACGAGATGAGCTAATCATCTGACCTGCCGGGACATAACGATCCCAGTCAGAATCTGAGAATGCATTCCACGCACGCTTCACTTTACTGAAGAGCGTTTCTGCCATACGGTCACCTCATTAATCAAAAGCTTCGATATTCAACTTGTAAGCAACGAATGCGTCCATCATTGCAGAAACAGCATCGATCTTTTGATCGTAGCGCTTCTTATGAAGCTTTCGATTGCCATTAGTATCCTCGATTACGATGCAGTTACCCATCGTAAAGGACATAAGTTCCTCATCAAAGAGAAGCATCCTCTCTTCAGAGAGTTTCTTCAACTCACCCAGAGGAACAGATTCGGTTTTCGCACCCTGTATAACTTTCTCGATACCGAATGGGCCATTTTCGGAAATCCATTTCTCAATAAATTCTTTAGCATTGTACGGGTCAAATCCAACACATCGGATATCGTATTGTGCCTCAGAGATAAATCGATCGAGATCGTCATACACGACCATCATGTTCAGATTTACACCTTCGAGAACAATCAGACTACCTTCTCGAATAAAGTCGCAGTACTTCTGATACATCGCCGGAGGCAATTTGTTAAGCGTGGTCGACGAAATATAATTTCGAGTCTTCACACCAAACGTTCCATTTGGTAAAGGAAACAGGAACGTAAATGCACAGAAGTCGTCGCCCTGAGAAAGGTCCATGCCAAGCGAACAAGGCATTTTCCAAAACTCGCGATGCTTATGAGGAATGGTCTCTTCATAGGGAAAGAAGTAGGTATAACCCTCCATTGGAATACCGAAACGCTTTGCAAGAATATCATTGCGTGCGGCAGGAGCCTTTTCTGCTCTCTCCACATCCAATTGATACACTTCATAGGTAACGGTCTTTCCAAGGTTTGGATTCGCCTTCATCCACATAGAAGGATCTGCAACTTCATCGATGTTATCGAGTTTATACCACCAAATGGAAACATGCGGATTGCGATACTCTCCTCTTAAGATGCTTTCCAGCTCCATTTTGATTGTATCGCCACTGCCATTTCGAACCGTTCCTTCGGAGCTTGTGGCTAAGATGAGATAATCGTCGATCTTAGACGCACCTTGCTCTATAGCGCCAATAACATCCTCTCGAATGTCACCAGAAAGCCATTCATCAATACTTGCATATTTGCATCGTAAGCCCTGAAGCTTTGCAATACTCATAGGACGAATCTCAAGCAAAGACCCGGTCAGGAAATTCTCAATACCCTTCTTGGTGGAGGTCAACTTCACGCGATTGGCTTTCGATCCAGTTGTATTCTGGAGTGAACCATCTGTGAGAAATTGGAATAGCGGACCTCTCGAACGAGTGATGGCAGTTCGAATTGGAGATAGAACCTCGTCTGCCTGCTTCATTGTTGGAGCAGTTGTAATTTGGTGGGTAGTCGTCGTGTCGATGCAAAGTCCGTAACTCTGTATACATGCATCATATAGTGATTTTGCAGCGCCTCGACCAACAATCAAGTACTGCTTATTGCGAAGCCTTTTCTTAACTCGCTTTCGAACAAAACGAACACCGCGACCATCAGGACTAGGAACCGGTATACTCTTTTCCGTAAAGTAAAACCAGCCAAAGACATCCTCGGCCCAAAGTTTAAATGAGTCGAGAAGGTCTAAGTCTCCGCCATCGGTCAGGGTTAGCTCATTTTCGCAGAAAGCAAGAAAGCCCTCCACGGCTTCGTCGTCATAGTAGCATCCGGGATCATCGATCAGATCATCGATGAGGTTCATCTGCAAAGAAACTTCTCGATTTACCGGTATTTCTCCTCTAACTACGGCATCACGGAACATACCGTAATACCGTGGTACCGCTATGTTCGATAATGCCATTTAGGTCACCTACTTGTTCTTGGCCTCTTTTTCCTTGTCAGTTACCTTCGCATTGACCACATTATCGCCAAGCATCTTGTTAACACCTTTTGCCATTGCGTACTTAGCGATTTGGGTAAGGGTATCCTGGGCAGCATTTTCCAACGCTTTCCCGACCATCTCCTTGCCTTTGGTAACCGCCGATTTCTTCTGAGGCGTCGCCATAAGCTGATTATACTGCTGTTCCAAACGCTTTCGATTCAGAAATGCATTCAATTCAGCATCAGTCATCTCACTTACGGACTTCTGTTTCGGTTTCTCTTCAGCTGGTTTGGCTGTAACCTTGGAAGTCGTTTTCTTACGAGTAAAAATCGAATGATGCTTGCCCGTAGAATAGCGATTTCGGCCAGCTGTGGTGAGACTACCGTCGGAATTCTGATATCGACGGATGCCCCATCTCATGCCGCGAATTCCATAATGGCAAAGTTCATCACTATAAACAACCATTTTGAATTCTCTCCTTCCTTAAGGATCAACGGCGACATTAATTCGCCATTCGCATTCTTTCATCTGGTCCTTCAGAAGCTGAACAAGAAACGCATTTGTCGGTGGATCGAAGTTGAGTTTCACATAAATATAAATGTATGTCTTGATGTCGGCTAGCTTAACTCGGTCAGAAATACATTCATCCCACGTGTTACTCGAATCGCACACGGTAAAGCTATCAAAACTCGTTACGCCTAATTGGGACAAGAAAGAACCTGCTGTGTTAATCTCCGTAAGAATAGCCTCGTCGAAACAAGTATCATCCTCAGAGACTCCGATCTTTTTCTTGATCGTATTGAGGATACTATCGATCATATGGATCCTCCTTACGTACGCTTAATGAAGATCTGCATACAGTAACCGTGCCCTGAAGGAGTGATAACTTCATACCACTCGGGGTTCGGTTCGGAAACGATCTCAACAGTCGTATCCTTCTGGATTACATAAAGGACTCGATCATTGACACTCGGACCCTTACGAATGTTGAGGAGGTCAGTATCAACCACGACACCCTGACCAGCCTTAACTTCTTCAGTCTGGACTTCCGGTGTTTTTGCCTTTTTAGCCATATTTCCTCCTAATGCTTCCAAGGGCAAGTATCGAATAGCGAGCGCGGAGTATAGTCTTGAGGAAGTAACTTCGCATCACCATAATGAATTGCCCGGTGTGTATTGTCAGAACAGCATATGAGATACTCTGGATTGAGTAAGAACTCACTCGATCGAGCAATGTCATCTACCAACAAAGGGACCATATGATGAACAAGGATTCGTCCATATATGGGGAACTTTTCAATTCCTAGATCACAACATTCACGTCCTATCGTATCACGCAGGATAACTTCTCGTCGTACTCGTTTCCACTCTTCAGAATTGTAAAATATCTGGTTAATCCATCGATCATAGCCGAAGGTATCCTCCCCGACATTTCCACCAATTCGAAGATACTCATATCGTTCAATCAAGGTGGGCAAAGTAATTAGTTCGGAATAGCATTTAATATTCCGACTCATCATCTTCGCTCCCTTGTCCGCTATAGGTTTTAAATGCCTTGATTGCACTTTTGAAGAGCTCCTCCTGACTCTTCATCGATGTAATCGCCTCTGCCTTCGCATCCATCAACTTTTTCTGAGTCTCTAGGAGTTCGAGCTCCTTTTGCTCCTTAGTAGAAGCCAACTTCAGATAATGAGTGATGACTTGCGACGACGCAGTGCCCTCTCTTAACTGTTTTTCAGCAAGATCCATGGCAAGAGCAATCATATGCTTCTCTTGAGCTTCTTCCGTCAACGGCGGTTTACGACTGATAGCCATGTCTCACGGTCTCCTTTCTGCCATTTTGAATTTTACAGGAACTTGATAGCGTAAAGCTGCTTCAGAGATGTGTTGATTTTGTTATTGTGGGCATTGATTGCCGCAACATGGCCGCCATCAAGCATGATAGCGAAGTCAAACATCATCTTAGATTTGCAAAGAGTATTGATCTGGCTTGCCGTCATATTGGGACAATACAAGCCATACATCATACCATTACGATATCCGAGAACTGTATGATTCGTCTTGCGCAGAACATCGCTAAAGACGCCAGTGAAACCCTCGGCTTTCGGATCATAGAAATCCATCAGCCCCATTCCACCGACCGCCCAGACAACGTCATAAAGCGGCAGATCGTCACTCACCGTTTTGACACGTTTAATCTTTACCTCGCCAGTACTACGAAGCTTATAGATAACGCTTTCCGGTTTATCGAGGGCAACATAATGGCAGGCAGACCAGCAAACGACTTCTCCATTTCGGATAAGAACGCTACACGGAGCAACACCACCATTAAAACTACCACTAATGCAATCAAGCGGAATTGCACTGTTGGGATTAAACGGATCGATGTCTTTTGCAATGATTGCGGGGCAACCATACAGCTTTACATTCAGCGGGAAGCATTTTGCGTCAAGTTTAATGGCAATATCGGACATAGTCTGATTGCCAATTACACCATTCGCAAGGGCGCCAGTAGCGGTTTGGATTGCTTTGATCATCCGCTTTTCGTCGGACGTAGCACCAGTTATTTCCTTCATAGAAACATCAACCTCATATTTCGGCATATTAGGCGGATATTTTCCAGCCTTGATCATCCTACTGCTATACTTTTTGTTGTCGTCCCACTGAAAATGAGTTCGATCAACAAAACTTTTCCAGTCTCCGCCCCAACTAAAGCCAATCTTTTTACCGATGGCCGATGCTTTCTTGAAGAACTCGGCGTCATCGTATTCATGACCTTTTACATTCTTGCAGATGTCGAATGCTAATCCGGCTTCTACAGAATGAAACGTTGGAACGGTCGCTGTCTTGGCGGCCCAACCTTGAGAAACACAGTATTCTTGATATGCCTTATCGCGAACCGTTTCGGTAATAAGAACATTCAGACCAGCTTCCTTACAAAGATCCAAAAATATCTTAGCGTTTACCTGAACGTCTTCGCGCAGATACTTCACATCTCTAGAATGAAACATCGTTATGCTTTCTTTTGGTTGGTTTTTGTTTTTTTCACGTTGGACGTCGAAATCCCAATCAAGCTGCCAAGGAACAGTTGAATCGCACTCAACGTTACGGTAATCTGTTCTACATTACCCCAGCCCCAAACCGGAGCAAGAGATGCGTATAGAGCAGAGCAAGCCGGAAGTACGATCATGACAACCCATTTGAGAATGTCATATACTTTGTCACTCATCTCGAACTTCATGTCGTTTCCTCCTCACTTACGTTTTTGATTTTGATTGACAATATGGTGTGCAGAAGTATTTAAATAGTCCTCCATCTCCTTGATAGAGGACTGTTTTGCCTTCTCGTCATCTTTCAATGACGCCAGGATACCTCTGCATATGATTGCCATCTCTTTCCGCGTTGCAGCCATGTCTTCATCATGATGTCGTCGCAAATCGGAAATGTCACGAGAATGAGCTTCTTCTAAACGAGTAATTCGTTCATCTTGTTCCCGATCATATTCCAATTTGTGGACAACTCGAGTGATGTAATTCCATACGACTGCACCCGCACCAAGGACGGCTGCAAATGAAACTATGGTTTGCCAGGAAATAGTTACAGGCATACACCTCACCCTTTCTATTTTAGAGTTGAGCACTTAATAGAACTCATAATCGTGGCCATACTACGAATTCTAGTCAATGCTCAAAACTAAAAATAGAAGGGAGGGGGCCCGCAATGGACCCCCAGACCCCTCATACACAACTCACGCAAGACGCGTGACATTAAGGCAAACACGACTGACCGTACCATCAACACCACTGATTTGCACAGTGATCTCGGGATGGATCACCCGGCAAGCCTCGCCTTCAAACGCCGGGGCAATGGCGTCGAGCATGTACAGTACTCCGCTGTTGACGTTCATCGTACGCACAGAACAAGGAAGCAAATTGGCGTCCTTATAAAGTGCAGCAATGACAACGCCAGCAGTAGAGGGCGTAAATGCAACGGCACCACTAGCCGTATAAAGACCATCCGAAAGAATTCGGATACCCTGGAGACTCGTGGTCAGCGAACAACCCGTCTTCTCCAACTGTCCTCCAGGAGACAGAATGGTACCAGCCGTGACGAATGTCTGGGCTGTGGTGTTGAGCGCTGTTAAAGTAGACTTGCGATAGCAGTTACTTGCCATTTTGAATTCCCTCCTTGCTTGTCAAAGCACTACGAGGTGACTCAGTTGCAACCGCAACCGTTGCAGCCACCGCAGCCATTACAGCCGCAGCCGTAGTTATTGTAGCAGGTATTGGGATTCACACTCGGTTTGGAATAGAAATTACCAAGCTGACCCAGGATATACTGGTTCTGCTCCATATTGCTGAATCTGCTCAGGGCTTTTCATCATCCCACAACGATTCCCCATTCCGGGGTTAAACATTGGACCAGGCATTCTCATTCACCTCCAAAAGCAGTTCTTAGAAAGGTTAGAACCTCTCCCGCTCCTGTTAGGAGTTGCTTGTAAGCCGGAGACTGAGACTGTTTCGCATGTTCGTGTTTACAATACTTGAGAACGAAAATATCGCCGGTCGTAATGTTACCTGTCTCAGACACCTTGTTAAGTGTCTTGATCATCAGGTCATCTACTTTATCAGCCATATTTACGCTCCTTAAGAGTTGAACATATCCTGAAGGATTTTGTTCTCTTTGGCACGCTTGATCATCTGGCCATGCACGTAATTATAAACTGCGAGCATATCGGCCGGAGGCGCACCATTCTTGGCCTTGTATTCGTTGATCAACGCAACGACACGGTCGTGGAGTTTGTTGTAATGTTTGGTTTCTTCCAGAGAAAGATCATAGAAAAGCTTCGCTGTCTCTTTATCGCTTTCCTTATACTTAAGGGCGAGATTAGCATAAGACTCACTGTCGTTAAGTTCTTCACTAATCTTATCGTTCAGACATTCGATAATTTTCATTACTGATGTTCCTCCTTCTAAAATTTTTAACAAAGGAGAGGCCCTATAAATATGTAGCTATACTCATAGGACCCCTCCCGTGTATCCAATTGACGGTGCGAAATCAATAGGAGAGTGCTCCAAACTCAATGAGATTATCACTCAAACTTTCATTCGAGAAGACAAACTCAAAGAGCGGAGTCAAAGTGTACCAACTTCCGTCCGTGCCCTGTGCAAACAGCGAAATGCGGTACTCTCCATCACCGTTCACCAAATAGTCATCATAGATGTCAAAGGATCGCGATGTGTTCGCAGGCGTCTGGGAAAACGAGGCAATGAGCGTCCCAATACCAACTCCCCAGGATTCACCGCTCTTCGTTGCTCGACACTCAAAGGACTTATATGGCCCATCGGCCGTGAATGTCACGGTAATGTGGTCATGTCCTTCTACAGACGAAATCTTAGATCCCGTCGTACTGAACGTTAAAGTCGGTACCGCCATCGAGTGTTACCTCCTGGCGATTACGCCACGCTCCAGGTGCCAGCGGCGTTACGGACGAAGACCTTGATGATCTTCTCGCCATCACCGGCAGAAGCAGCCTCGAGGTCGGCGGCATTAATGGTGCAGTCGATGGCTTGGGCATCAGGATACTCGCCGGTACCACTCATGTTGGTGGAGCCGTTGGTCATACCGATCACGACGCCCGCATCCTGCAGGGAAGCAGTAGTAGGAACGACCTTGACTTTGTACTCGACGAAGTCGACGTCGCAGGTGAAGCTGATTGCAGCAACGTTGAAGGTCTCGACCTTCGAGATCTTGCTCTTGTCGGGGCCAGTGATGGTGACCACAGGAACAGCGGTATCGAGAATGATCTCCTTCGTAACGACAGCGGACTCATTGCCGACATCATCACGAACCTTCAGGTTGACGGTCTTCTTGCCGTCGCCAGTGGTGAGAGTGATCGCCTTGGTCGCGGCAAAGTTAACCCAAGCAGCATCGGCTTCGGTAGCGGCGCCATCAACGCCACCCCAGATCTTCATCTGATAGCCGGTGGTCTCAGCATCCTCGCAGCCGATCTTGGCCGTAATGGAAGCACTGGTGGTGTAACGAGCATCATCGTTCAGAGACAGGGTTACGCCAGCAGGCGCAGTGGTATCGAGAATAAGATTAAAGAAGCTAGCCATATAGCATCTTTCCCTTCATCATAGATTTAACTTTTGGTATCGAGCACCAGGTAGAAATATCCGCCTTTCCGCTCGTATACTGGATCTTCTCCCACAATGACAGTTTTTATGCCTTGCGTACCGATAAACATCTCGGTAATTTCCTTTTCATCGACAGTAATCATAGCCGATTACCCCCGAATAAAATATGCGGTACGGGGATCCTTCGTCTCGAGGGCTTCGTATTCGCCACGGTCCATGACCTTGATTTGATCGAAGTCATCGCTCTTCAGATTTCCGTCACCGCTACCGCCCCCACTCGTAAGAGAATACATGTCCTCGATCATGAGGGCATACATCTTCTCGCGATTAGGAACAGGAATTACATCGACCCGTACGAAACATACACACAACCAATTCGCACCCTTAGCCGCTTCTGCGTCTGTCGGGACAATGTAACAAACAGATTCCTCTCCTTCGAGAGGCTCACGATTGAAGTTCGCATTCGTCACGTTGTAGAGCTGGCCTACAATCGGCTGACTATCGAGCTTCTGAATGGGAACAAAGAGTGCCATCAATCCAGTAGGTCCCGGTGCAACCGGAATCTTTGTGATGTCGTACTCTTTTGTCTCGGCATTCCACACTTTGTAATATCCGGACTCATCCGGAAGTGCAGGATGCGTCGCATAACTCTCCGCCACAGTAGCCGCCTTCTTAGCAGCGTCGACGTCCGCAGTCACGGTCACCCGGATCGGGGCATCGGGAGTAGGCGGGAGGGGACCAGATTCGGTAGACGATTCTTCAATTGTCACTTGGGCGACATTGGACTTGCCCAAAATATACTCTTCGGGAATTGTCGTATCCCCAGTCACCGGCATCTTTGAGATTACAAACTGAAGAGATCCCTCTCCGGAATAGTATGTCTCAGTAATGGTCGGATACCAATCGATCACATTATCGAAATCGTTTCGGTCGATCTTCTCGACAATCGCATTATAGATGGCGCCATCCGGTCGACGAAAAACGCCGACTAAGAAAATCACACCGTCTGCCGAATCCCGAAGGACAGGCTCTACGAACTTGTAGACATCGAACGATACTTTGCGATAACGGTTCTCGCCTTGTCGACCAATTGAAAACCGATGCGGAAGTAAATTGAGATTATACGTTCCGCTAGCCACAGTAAATACCTCCTGTAGTTTTTGCAAAGATCACAGAGTGCATACTAGAACGTCCGAGCAAGATGCTAGACGATTCGACGCTGAAAGGAGCAAAGCACAATCGAACATAATTTAGAGGAGGTGAGGGCAAGACCTTTGGAGGTAGTATGGTAGAAACCATAATCGAGATCCCCGAATTGGGATGGTGAAGAGACTGGCCCGGACGCTCTATTATGCACTCTGTGAAAATATAACTCAAACTGTTTTTCCAAAAAATCCCGCCGGAGAAATATCAAGGACATTCGCGACATGGGAGGGGGGTTGATATTTTCGTGACCCCCCATATGCTTTTTATATTATATTTGACCCCATTTATTTCTTTTTTGTTTAAAACAAAGTCAAAGACAACATGAAAAGTCATTTAATTGTCCTTTCTAATTCTTAGAATGAAAGCAGAGATGATTGAGAAGATACAGTTAAGAAGTTATGTTTGTTCATTTGTAGACTCAGAATTCGAATCTTCTTGAACTTCTTCGACAACCTTAATGTAACGATCAAATGGATCATACTTGATGATCTCATCGATAGCCGACTCAACATCGTTAACATTAGAAGCTTCGTTATTAGATTCAGAAGGATTCGTGATTCGAGCCAAATAAGAACAAGAAGAATAACCTTTGTCCATGTCAAAACGATACCAATCATCGAATTGAGTAATTGGATTGAAAGGATTATCTTTTGTGGACAGAGCAACAATTCTCATTTAGTCAAAATTCACCTCATTTCAACACATCATTTGATGTAGTTATAAATCGTTGATGTAGAAACACCAAGAGCTTCGGCTATTTCAGCATTGGTGTATCCACTCGCAGACATGGATTTAATCTTCTGAACCTTAGTATCACTCAACTGAGTGGTAGTCTTAGGCATAGCACGAGCCTTAAGGGCATCTTGATCGGTATACCTAAGAATTTGCATGAGTTTACTGTCGCTAACAGCACCTGCCTGAATGGCTTCCCATTCCTTGTCGGTGATGATAAATCGAGTTCCTTTACCACTTGCACCGACATCAGCACGAGCATCGTTAATCGAATTCTGCTTAAGCTTTTTGTATGCTTTCTTCTCTGTATAGAGCTCGGGGTTGGCCTCAACCTTAGCCTTTACAACAGCATTGGCATTGATTTGAGCCTGCCTCTCTTTAGGGGCATTACGGGCAGCCCTATCGATCTTGTCGTTGAGACTCTGCACCTCAGAAGAGTACTTTTTGGCAGCTTCAGGAGAACGCTCAAGCTTTTCTGTAGACAGGTATGAAAGTCGAGCTCGATTACCTAGGGCCTTTACTTTGTTGGCGTAGTCCGCATAGGCGTTTTCCTGGGGGGTACCTGACGAGAGGTCGTTCACATCCCTAGTGTAAAGAGTCTGCGACACTTTCGTCATAGCAGGAACGATCTTTCCACTCTTTTTGTCGTAGTAAGTACGACCAGACTCTTTGTACTCTACTTCACCAGTCTCAGGATTGATACGACCAGAACCTCTACGCTCAGGTACGCGAACCGTTTGCTTGCGACGAGAAAGAAGTGTAGAAGCTCCGCCTGCCTTAACTTCACCATTCTCGTCATACCGAACTTGCCACTTCTGCTTGAGTTCGTCGATATGATTGTCCTTCTCAGACTGCTTGTAGTCTAGCTTATGCTTGACTGCATCAATGACTACCATACTATGCTTGACAGCCATAGCAATCTCTTCAGGAGGAGCATTCTTCAGAGTCATGTCTGTGATTAGGTTAGAAACAGTACCCATTTGATTTTGCTTCTCGGATTCTTTCATCAACCTAATGCCGGTCTTGCCTTCTGTCGAGTAAGCAGCCTTAGGATCGAAGCCTTCCAATTCTTTAAGCGGACGACTTGTCTTAACTTTGACTTTATCGTTGACAGGAATGACCGTTGCGGTATCACCATCGAAGTCTGCGCCCGACAAACGTTCTGCGACCTTGGAGTTAATGCCTACGGCATCGATTGCATTGCCCAATGCTTTCTTAGCAGCGGGGTTCTTATTATTAACGACCAGCTCAGGGATCTCGAATGTTCCGCCATGAGGATAACGAATCAGCACAACGCGTTCGCCATTCTTGTAGTTCGGAGCATAGATCTCGTTGTCTTTGAGTTCATCGATCGGCAAGAGGACTTGATTCTTCTGTCTCGGAAGAGCAGCTGCCTTCAGATGTATAGCGGCAGAATCACAAGAATTTGCAAAATCGAGAAGAAGCTTTCTCTTAATCGTAGGATTCGTATAATCCATGATTTCTTGATACTGATCCTCAAGATCAGCATAAGTAAGATTAAGCTGTCTCTTAATCAAAGACATCGGCTGTTTGGAAAGAAACTGAGAAGACAAGTTGATCGATTGATCTTGCCAATCTCCTTCTTCTTTCAGTTTATTAATCGCGGAGAGATGATCTTTGCCATCCTTCCCGATGTAATGAGACTGACCATTGGCTTTGATGACTGCACCAAAAGGATTGTCAGGATCATCCTGAATCTTCTTAAGTACATCCATCTTACTTTTGTTGGAGCTCTTGTTGGTGTTAAAAACAATGTCATAGCCATCCGGAATATTATCCGAATACATTGCCATGCCTTTCAGATAGTGGGTTCCGTCAACCATGATACGAACCTGAGCATAATGAGATTGCCCGAGATTCAAGTCTTCTACACCAGGACGAATCTCGATGACACCATCTTTCGATGTACCACCTTGATCGCCATAATTGATCTTGATTCGATCAGATGCAATACTTGCAGGATACTCACGCTTGAAGTAATTGAATCCACCATCTTCTGAATGGTAATCCTTTACTTGCTGAATCTCATCCATATGACGATATGCATCACCGTGAGTTGTACCAGGCAGACAAAGAACTTTAAGAGTCGTTTGTTTACCAGGATTTGTAACTTGCTGGACGCCAACACCGTATACTTCATATCCTTCAAGCTCCAACATAGTGAGTGCTTCATTCAGCTTACCAGAAGAGACGCCAAGTTCTCGTTCAACGCCAGCACCGACATCCAAATATGGTTTGGACTTAAGTTCTTCTTTCAGAACTTCGGCAGTACTAATGGCCTGATTTGCACGAGCACCAACTTTCTCGTCCAACAAAGTACGAATCGATGAGTCATTCTTGTAACCCATAATATCCGTAATCTCTTGGAGAGACTTGCCTTCTGCTCGAAGTTGTTTCGCTCGTTCGGCTTCTGTTCGACGTTGCTCATGCTGAGAGAGCTGATAGAAAGCACGATAATCCGTAGAGCTCATATTGAACTCTTTGCGAATATTCTCACCAGATGGATCCCATCCTTTTGCTCGAAGCTCATCCACACGCTTCAGAAATGCTTTCTCTGCATCCAGAATAGTAGGCTTTTCACCACGAGCCAGCATAGCATCCGCTGTTCCCTGAAACCAGGGTTCATGCTGATAAGGAATTTCGCCAGAACCCCATTTATAGCGCCCAGATCTTCGCTTAACGCCATAATGGGCTAGAATTTCCGCCTCGATGGAGGCATCCCCGTCAAGAATAGGATCTCCGAGAACGGGATCATAAATATCCATGGTTAGCCTCCTTGTTTATCGAGTTTTCTAAGTTGCTTGTCAAACCTCACAATGAGATTCATGATTGCACGAATATCATTTGGATCGGGTACACAAATTTGACAGTCGTCATTCTGATAGATTCGAAGTTCTATCCCGATATCAAACGGACTCACGTCATACTCCAAACAGAAAAGAGCAGCATATATCATAAGCTGTTCCATATGAGTCAGAGTAACACCGGTTTTCAAATCGTGAATTCTCAGAAAGTCATCACGAAATGAAATAGCATCTGCAGTCCCAAAGCAATATTCCGAATAGTACAGAACCTGCTCTGGTGTCATGCGGAATCCAATAGCATCGTTGACATAGAGATTCAAAGTTTTCTTTGATCTTGCCAACTTTTGATTTAGCTTGATGCACAGCGCCGCAAACTCATGAAGCTTAGTACCTTCTTCGGAAGCGCGATAGTTGAAAAAACTATTAGCTAGCTTTTTGTCGTTGTAGTTGAGCCAATGGTACTTGCTTGCTCCGAGGAATGCGTGCTGTCCTACGAGTTTTGAATGATCGTTGAAGATCATGCAGTACCTCCTCTTTGTTCTCCGGTGAGATAAAGGCAGCAAAGGACATCTTATTGAGAAAGGCCACCCAATAGTCCTGATTCGGACGATGCGCTGCGCGTGCCCCTCTTTTACACTCGAGCGCTGCCCAATGCTTGCCATAAAGAACTAAGAGATCAGGAAATCCTTGTATGTAGGTTTCGACCTTAAAAGCAAGTGCTCCAGGAAACCGAGTCATGATTTCCTTGATCAGCTTTGCTTGAAAGTCTCTTTCCTTTGCCAAGTGAGTTCCTCCTCTCTTAAAACTTTAAAGAGTCTGAATGGTGTGTGTCTTACTTAAATCGGACACATTTCCCTTCTCCTCCCATTAAATACCATGTTTTTTTCGCGCGGAAGGATCTTTCCGCTTCCTTTAGGCCAAAATATCAACAAAAAGTATGCGGAATCATCGTTCCTAAAAGTTCAAAAAATATTTTTTCGCCTATATTACTATATATATTTAAAACTCCTACGTGTAATTGAAAAAAAAATTAAAATTTAAACTTTTCGGAACGAAGTTTCCGCATGCAAAAAACCCCGAAACCCCTGATATTACTGGGTTTTTTGGACCTTCGCTCGACAAAAAAGTCGGGGCAAACTATTCCTATTTTTAAGGCACAACTATTCCTCAAAAATGGCCACTTTTTTCGCTGGAACGATTTTTCAACTTTTGAGAGAAAAAACAGCTTAAAATAGAGGAATAGTTATTCCTTAAATTTCGGAATAGTTGTTCCTCATATTTTAGGTATAATCATGCCGTCCGAAACAGTCCATAAACGGCCCCTAAACAGTCTAAAATTAGTCCATAAACGGCTTCTAAACAGCCTCTCAACAGTACCGAAAATCGGCAAAAAAGAAGAGGGCGTGATTTCTCAGCGTCCCCCTCTTTTCTCTACTCAGCGACGAGTCATCAAATCCGTCGGATCGATCCCCAGCACTCGACAGCAACGAAGTCCATCAAAGAAATTTGGAATGGTGATTCCATGCTCCCAATTTCGAAGAGCACGAGCGCTTACCACCAACCGTTCGGCGAGCTTTGCCTGAGACCAGCCCAACTTCATTCGACGACTGCAAATCAGTTGACCAAAGTCTTTCGAACTAATCACTATTATCCTCCTTCACAACGATTTCTTTCCCCAAAACCTTCGCAAGTTTAAGGATATTTCCGATGCGCGGGAGGTAATGTCCGGCCTCATAATTTCCAATGGAACCCTTCGGAACGCCCGAAATCTCGGCCAATTCGCGTTGTGTCATACCTCTTTCTTCTCGTCGCCGAGCCAAATTATCTCCAAATTTACTCATTTTTCACCTCGATTGGCTTGGCAATGTAGATGGTATCGAACAAATCCTGGCGAGCATAGTCGTTTACGGCCTTCGACAGGGCCTTTTTATGGGCTTCGTTGTTCGCTTTAATAAGCATTCGAGCCGTTTTTCGAATACCACGACGAAAAGCCTTATAATGATCAAAATCGAATGGCATCCCGATCAAATCAATGTCATTATGCATCCGTTTGATCATTCGAGACTCTCTTCTCTGAAATTTGTTCATATCAGTGTCTCCCGAGCCACCGACAGAGCTTGTAAATCAGCCAGAAGGGGCCAAACAACAGCAAGCAAATGAAATCTTTCATGATAAAACCTCCAAAATATCAAAAATGTAGGTTGTTAAATCCAACCAAAGAGAAGGGAAACGACCAAAATGACGAGACCATTGAAGAAGAAGCCCATTTCAAGGAGTAATTTCTCGTAATAAATCGGCTCAGTCTTCTCGTCGGAGTTCGCAAATTGATCGAAATGGTATGCAATGCATAAAAAGGAGAGGATCAGATTGCCAATTAAGAAGTATTTGATCATTCGGTTACCTCTTTGATATGCATATGGATGATTTTCTTTGTATTGATGACCGTGTATTCATTTTCTGAGTCCTCAAATACTGGATAGGGAACCCCACAGATCTGCTGAATAACATTTGTCACCTGCTGATCAGGACTCGTTTTCGGCATATTGGCGGTATAACGCTTATCGCCTTCTAATGTAATTTCAACATGCCAATAAGTCAACTTAACTCACCTCCGAAGTATAAGAAATAGCGAGCTTTGTTGAAATCAACAAGCTTAGACTTCATTTTTTTCAGTTCATGGGAATTGGATGTCCAAACCTCCATTTGTGTTTTAACGAGCTCACTACTGGCAAGCTCGGGATAAGCAGCCGCAACAAGCGCAACGGCACCGTCCGACATCTGTACATAAGTGATTTGCTCATGCTCGCAATAGGCCTTGACCGCTGCGTCAATAGACTGCTCGATTTGTGCATTCTGGTTTTCGTAGATTTCGATTTTCTCTTGGATGCCGAATCCCGAGGCGACGGTGACGATATTCCAAAGGGTCCAGATGCCAAATATAACGGCGAAGATGGCACCCAGAACGCCAGGAACGACGGCGAGAAAACCGAATTTGTTCGTGGAACCGTCTATGAATTCCGCCAAGAGAACAAAGCCCAGAGCGATAGCTAATAATAAAGTGATCATATGTTACTCCTTTCTTTCACGGCTGGCCTCATGGGTGAAGCCGTCCGGATACCGATTTTTCAGTTTCTGCAGATTGAGCTTGGCAATGGTGTCCACGCTGATCCCGAGTTCATTACAGAGCTCGGTGAGATACCAGAGAACGTCGCCTGCCTCCAGCAAAAGAGCCTCGATGTCGAGTTCGTGGCCATGGAACATAGCCTTTTTGACGATTTCCTGGCATTCTCCGGCCTCTCCGTTAAGCCCCATAACGGCCTCCAGAAGCCGCTTAGAGCACACTTTAACCGGAGCGCCTTCCGAACTCATACCATAGATCTCCTCTTCACCAGCAAGTGTTGAGAAGGCCGGAAGCGGGCCTAAATAGGCCATCGCTTTATGCCGGTATTCCATCATGTCCATAGCTTTACTCCTTTCGATTCCACGTTGGTGGATTTGGCTGTTTCTTGGTTGTCTTTTGCTCTGGGAATGCTACGATATAGCCCTCTGCAACGGCTTCCTTCATTTGTGCTTCTGCCCAATTGCGAGCCTCTGCATAATTTTGGAATACCGGTATCATGCTAAACTGATTCCATTTGTCGATCATCCGATATTGATGAGCACTTGAATCCCAGGCAAATCGACACTCCTCATCCATTCCAGCAACAAATATCTTACACTCGTGAGTAAAGTCCGCCTCAATACGAGTAATCAGTTTGGAGTGGACGTAAATGAGTTTCCGTTTCTCAGAAGGAGGATATAGCATAACCTCGTTGACGAGGAATATACGACTCATAATGTCCATTGCTTGTTCTCCTCGTCGAAGATCTTTCGAACCATCTCGTCGGTAAGGTTCTGCGCTTTTAGATGGAATACCGCAGTATTCAGTTCCTCAATGGTCTGGGATGGCTCATAGCGCTTACAATGAAGCGGCCGCATCTGAATTCCGAGTTCTGGGATATTGTACCGAACCGTTTCCTCGATACAATGCCGGTACATCTCTTTCGTCATCCCACGGAATTGACATTCGAATCGACAAACATCCTGATGAGCGCAGGTGTCACAGTCACAAACGGCCCGATCGATGGCTTCTTTGATGGAGAGATCAGCTTCTTTCACTGCTTTTTCCACCTTTTCCAGCCGGAATCCCGAAGAACGAGTTTTCTTCATTTCCGGAATTTCCTGATTCCAGCACTTCGCACAGACCTCATTGCTAGGTATACTCCCGTTTTTAACACAATTAGCCAAGCAAGCTTCCGAAGCAATGGTTCTATCTACCTCGATAAGCTTATTATAGCAATTGGGACAGCCCCAAATTCCACCGAAGGCATCATCGTTCGCAACATTCTTGCCATAAGTTTGAATTACAAATTCACGACGAGTCATTTCGATTCTCCTTTCGTCAGCAGAATATACTGATTTTCATATTCGCGGTCGGTGACGATCCCGCGTTTTGCTTTGTTCATGGATTCCTCATCCCAGTAAATCGTGAAATCGATTTCGGGATACTTCTTTTCAAGGGCCCAATCTTTCGGAATCTTGCGAATGGACTTCTTTTCCGGATCGTAGAAGAAAATATACTCCAAATTCAAAGTCTCATCTTTTGCGACTACTCGGATTTCAGCATTGGCCCGCATTAATGCGACAATAACGAAATTCCCAACCACAAGGAGATCGGTATTTAGAGAAAAATTCACCCGAACAAATGTCCAAAACTGTCCGCCAACGACCGGCATGGGGACTTCATCGTTCGGCTGCTGGGGAATCGGTGCATTCCAGCATTCCGTACAGGTGAGACCGTTGTCCTTACAACTTGGTTGCCCAATCCGTAATGCATTACATGAAGGATCGAGTGCAACAAGATCTTCGTATGATCCGGGACAACCACGAATTCCTTCGGGGATAGTGTCGTTCACAAAATTCTTCCCGTAGTTTCGGAGTACAAATTCACGACGAGTCATCGTTATTCTCCTTTCTTCCTTAATATTCAGCTTCGTATTCCAGCATAATTCACACACAAACGGCGTCATCTCATGGCATCCTTTGCATGGCCAATTGAGAAGTATACTAGAATCCATTCTTGTGAGCTCATGATACCAATTAGGGCAACCAATCACGCCACCATCAGCACGATCATCAATGTATGCCGGAAGATTCTTTTCGATCCATTCTTTCCGTGTCACAGAAATTCCTCCTGCTCGACATCACCGCCAGCAACCGTGACCGATCGCATGACCTTCCCGGTCTCCTCATCGTAGTAAAGAGAATCGAGAATATAATCGATCTGGGACTGCACGTCCGGATCAGTCATCCTCAGCACTTCATAGCCCTCCAGGCCAACGGTCTTCCGAAGCTTCCCCAGAACTCCAGCAGTCCACTGTCTGAATTTACGAGCCTCCAGCTTGCGAGAAGCGAAGAGCGCTTCGTAGATACCAGATTCGTTGATGACGAGCATACTACGAGTGATGTTATCACCCGGCTTTCGACCAATATCACGGCCGATCATGTCCTTCGTGATGTGTTTAACCGGATCGCGAGAATATCTAAGGTCCTTTGAAGGGACCATAGATGCATCAACCGATATACGCTCGATACAAGAAGATGGGATTCGCTCAGCTACTTTTGCCGTACGAAGACCCAATGCATCACAAATATCCTTGAGAACTGCATACCAGTCTCCATCGAGATTCACGAAACGGATATCGTACCCGTTCCAATTTTCAATTCTAGTTTCCATTGTTACTCCTTTCAAATATCTGTTGTCGTTTTAACCGGCCTTAGACATCCAACCACCTTTGAAGGGATGTTAGATACAACTTCGGTTTTAACGATCTTGAATATCTATCCCCAATTCAATTGGGTTTAGATCCTCTTGGAATATAAAAGGGTGTCTTATCGGACCGACCAGTGATACCCTCCAAAATATCCTCGGCCATACTTAGATACTTCCGACAATCATATTCCAAATCCGCATTTAGATAAATCTCGGCGAGACGATTCCAAAATAGAACATCATCTAATGCTCGGCCGATGGCATCGGAGCACCACTGCTGTGCTCGAAGGTTTTTGACATATGCAAGGCTATGCTCTGCCTCACGATCGAGCTTCTTGTCCTCCTCATAATAGTAAAGGAAGCAACCGAGCATGGTTAAGAGACCTACACCAACAATAATCCCGAGCATGATTAACATAACGTCCAACTTAATCCTCCTTATTTTCAATCCAATAAGCACAATGCGTGGGATTACCGTCTCCGATTTGCCGGCAACCAGGACCGATACAGGCCATTGGACGAAGCCCATTATACATGCATTTGTTCTCATATTCCGGAAATAAATCCGGTCCAAAACCGAGGAACTGAGCGATATCTGGAGTTGTCATTTCAGGTTCGCCCTTTGGAGCATAGTGACGAATAGACTCAGGAATATCCTCGAGTTTCTCGTAAGTTTCATATGTGCTCGGCGTAACACCGGCATTTCTCACGCAATATAGCGCTTTCTTACCATTGGTAAGATAGTCAATACGAATAGACATTAATTTTCCTCCTTTGCTTTTAAGGCATCAGCAAGAATTGTTGCAGCATCTCTACTGTAATTCTTGCATTCGATCTTGATAACGTAGCGATCCGGCGCCCATGTCGGAGTGGTCTTGGCGATATCATTTTTCAGATTCTCGAACTCCGACTTATATCGGCATACGTTTTTGTGAACGCAGTTTTCGCACAACATCGTTATTCCTCCTTTTTCATTTCATACACCATAAATATAATGGCGGCTTTTAAGTTTTTATCCGTAGGTTTCTCATCTGAATGAATCCGACAGCATTGTATACGATCCCCATGACGAAGTGTTAAAATGGTGCAACCGAAATCTCGATCGATACAAAGCTTATAATCATTCGGAATCAAATCCATCAGTGGTTTATAAAGATTAGTAAGTCTCATGTTTCTTGTCCTTTCTCGGCCGTCCTATGAGTCGTTATTCCTCCTTAATGCTCTCCAGCAGTTCTTCCTTGGTCATGGTGATCAGCTCAGAATACGGGAGTGTCTTGACCCAGTTGCAGAAGTCAATACGCCATTCGTCCTGTTTGTGAGCCTTGCGGGAATGATACATGTTCCGTAGAACGGCATAGTTCAGATCCATCGTAGCTTTCTGCAGATAGCTGGAGGGGAGAAGCTGGATGAGTTGCCACCAGATTTCCTTAAGATTCTTATCGTGTTTCTGAATATCTTTCGTTGGTCTATTCTTATAATCGAGATAGAACGAGCGAAGAAGGTTCAGTTCAATGATGGTTTCCCCGAGAGAGTACATGGACGAGGATACTCCTGATTCTTCATAATGATCCTCTAACCACATCTGAAATTCATCAGCAATTTTCGAATCGGAGTCTGCTTTCCATAAATGCTCGTGAGCGAACATATCCGGTGTAAATGGATGCTCCATAATCTTATGCATCGTACTGCAAGAGTTCCGGACCGTTCCGACCTTATATGTATCGGCTTCTTTCCACCAGTAGAGAGGAGCTTCCCAGTCACACTGGACGTGGATCATACGCATGAATTTACTGTGGTCAGAGCCTGCAGCGATGAGCTTTTTCATGAGAGTGAGGTCATTAGGACCGATATCCCATATAGGCATACCCGTCGCATAAATAAATTCACCACGCCATCTGCTATCACTCTTTTCCCAGCTGTTTTTAGGATTCCGCATCCCACGGATTGCAGCCTGCCAGCCGAAGACTTCTGTGTTTGTTACTTTAAGCATTGTTTTTCTCCTTTACTTAGAACTCACGGGGTGCGTACAATACACTTTAGGATCAATATATGGGCACCCAATGCATTCGTATTGTAGAAAATCGGTCTCATAATCTCCGCCAACCAAGCCCGGGCATCCATTTGGGCCGACCGAGCCGCGCTTTTGCATTTCTTCATGACACCATTCTCGAGGATGTGTAAAACGGCGAATGAAGTCACGGATCGATTTAAGCATTTTTTAGGTCTTCCTTTCTTGTTTAGTTTTGAGTTTCCCTGTATACCATTCAGGAGAGTTGTAGAATTCAGCGAACTCACACCGAATACGATCTATCTTTTGAGCGACGTTTTGGCGAGAGCACCCAAGTTTCTCGGCGATCTGTGATTGATTAAACCCGTCGGCCATCAGCTTAAATATCGCTCTCTGGGCTTCCGTAAGAGTTGATTCAAACTTATCTAGATCGTAAACCTGGTTTTCTGGATTCCAACGCTCATCCGATATCGTACCGAGAATATCCATGGTTCCGTCTGCAAGCTCTGGAATAGGCGAATCCAGTGAACATGTTTCGCCAGTACGACACTGACAATAACGACTTTGAAGTTCGTTTCTGAGTCGGCATTGAATATTCCTTGCCGCAAATGTGCTGAACTTTACAGGACCAGGCTCATAATTATTGGCGGCAAATATCAATCCGATGCAACCAATCTGGAAGAAGTCCTCTCGCTCAGGAGAATTGATCGTACTGGGATAATAACGGGCCATGACATACCAGACGAGTTGTAGATTCTCCTCGATGAGTTTGTCTCGTTCGGGCCCGGTCATTTAAGGTTCCTCCCATTTCATCATGTCCCTCTCCTTTACTTCAATTCGATGAATTCAAATTGGTCATGAACATTTGGATAGAAGATGCCGACCCAGAAATCATCCTGCGATTTACGACGATACGCAAGATCCTCATTCCATTTCTGAATATCTTCCATCAGTTCACGCTTACCAAGGTCGTTGTCGTTGTCGTAAATATCATTTTCATACTGATACACCAGCATCTCATATCGCATTTGATTCTCCGCAACATATGAGTCGACGTTGGTGTTGTTGACAATGATGACAATCAACATTATGATGGACACAAGGAAACTTAGAAACGCAATCACAAGAAACAGCCACGAATAATCACCGAAACGTTTTTCCACATAAATGACAAGCCCCAGAGAAACGACGAACGATAATACAACTAACCAAAAGATCATTTTGCTTTCCTCCTTTACAGATGATCAACGATATAGCGAAGAATATCATTTGTTTCACGGAGTCGCTCAATGGAATCCTCGATAGCGTCCTTTGCGCAACCGATCGTTTTCTCACAAGAATTGCCCTCAGTCGGAATCAGACCAAAGAGATTATCTCGAATCTGATAGCTTAGGCCTCGGTTTTCTTTCGCGAGATCACCCAGACAAGCGAGAAGGTCGTGAATTCCGGGTTCCTGGGCCGGATTGGCCTGGGTCGACACTTTGCTCGCAGCTACAGCTACGGCGTTCATATTTTCTCTAAAAGTAGCGTTATCCATCATATTTTTTCTCCTTTTATCAGTTTACTCTTCATTTTCGTCATGGAATTCTCCTTCCATAGCAGTTCGACACTGCTGTCGATTTCGGCATTCCATGAACATATAACGTGATTTGCAAGGCATTGGGGTATCTAGTCCGCTGTCCACCAGACACATGCGAACAATTGGTGCGAAATTATCGCAATTGCGACACTCTACAAATGGTGTCACACAAGGAACAAATGTTAAGACTGACATGGCAATTTCTTGGTCAGGTACTTCTCAATGGAAGCACAACGTTTGTGATAGCGACAACGGACAATTCCATCCGTCCGAATCGGTTCCGTATTGCAGTCGTGATAGAGTTTGTCGCCAGGCGTGAAGACCGGCTCAAATCCATCACAGTCATTGCAATATTCATGGATATCCAGTTTGATCATGTCTCGAGAACCACCTCGATTTCTGCAGCAATCTCTTCGGGAGAATGATTTTCGGTATGCAGGATCACATTCGGGCCAACGAGTGCCGGATCAAAGAACACAACATTGTCGTTCGTAATCCGTCTTTCAATCTCATCCTGAGAGCGACCCTGCGCAGCCATACGACTTGCTGCAGAAATCCAACCACAATCCAACCAGATCACAACGACTTGCTTCGGCCCCCAGTAATGAGAGCGGAAGAAGGCGACGCCGTCTGGATCAATGATGTAAATATCATTCTCATTGACCTGCTGTGCGGTTGCCCAGTAATGATGCTTATCGAAGTAGGTGTACGCCACAATATATCTCGAGCGAGAGACCTTCTCATAGAACATGTTGTTGACGAAGATGTGGCCCTCCTCCTTTTCAAAGCGCTTCGGACGCGTTGTGTAGGAAGGAAGTATGGACCGTCCGTACTGGCGACTGAGAATATCCGCCACCGTAGACTTGCCTGAGCCGGAACGACCGACTAAAAGAATGATTTTATCGTGTTTCATAGTTCTTTTCGAGCTCCTTTGCGTAATTATCAGCAGATTCCTTACTATAATCGAAGGACTTTTTATCACGATGACTTACAAAATAGAGAATATTCTTAATAGGTTCCTTGCATTGTGGGCAATAAGGTGGATCAAACTCTGGACCAAAGGGTGATTCTTTTGCTGTCGTTACATGAAGCTCCTCGAATGTATATCCACAGTTCCTACAATGTGGACGGAAGATTACAGTCATGTCCTATTCCTCCTTTTTCATTGTGATGAACGTCCCATATTCATCGAAATCTGGATCTCCAAGTACTTCTCCTTTAAGAAGTGCCAAAACTTCTTCCTTGGTTAGAACGAACTCGTTATCACCAAAGGCGGACATACACTTTCTCTTGTCCGTGTCATTTTTGATGATTAGCATCGGAATTCTCCTTTCATTTTTCGAGCTCCTTTACATAATGATCAGTGAATGACTTTGAATAGTTGAAGATGAGCCCACCATCGTACTCTGAGAAATATACAATCGCCTCGATTGGTTCATGACATTTCGGGCAATGCGACGGTTCAAACATTGTTTCACGAGAAGATGCCGATTTCTTAAGCTCATGCCCGTTTAGCCTACTGGCGACGGTTACGCCCTGTAGTTCTTGAAATTCATAACCACAGTTATTACAGTGTGGACGAAACACAACTTTCATACCAGATTACACCATCCAAACATTTTTTCAAAAAACCTCCTTTAAAATATCCAACCGCAATCCAACCAGAAAAGGAATAGACCTTGTTTGGTCTATCCCCTTCGGTTGTAACTGGGTTACTTGAACTTCAGAATTTTGTTGAACACGTTCTTAACCGTGGTCGTCTTGAAGACGCCATCCATTTCGAACTTCATGCCCTTTACGAATGCCCAGATGCTCGTTCCGGTTCCGAGCAACAAACCGCCGATCTCAATACCAGACTTGACTCGATCCTGCTTCTTCTGATATGCGAACTTCTCCTGCTCGAATTCGAATCGGCGTTCATTCCGAACAACCTCTTCGTCCTCAGCAAGAGCCTTTCTCCTATCCGAGTCCGCCTCCTGAGCAAGCTTGTACAGAGTATCAAGCTCCCTTGTCGCCTTCCCCATCTCTTCACTTCCGGGATCCAAGGTCTTCATTTTCTTCAGATGTGCCTCAATCTGATCCTCCAGCAAATTACGTTTATCCTCCATAATTTCTCTCCTTTCAAATATTAGAGTTACCTCCATTAAGGAGTTTGTTTATTTTGCGTGTCCTCTTTGGAAGGGTCGATTTGATTAATGCAGAAGAGAGCGAATTTGGACTTGCAAATATCCTTTGGCTGCTTGTCCAGTCCGAGTGACATATAGACTTGCCCATCCTCAGGGTCCATCGTCACATTCAGGAATCCAGAATAGAATTTCTGGAATAGACCGCGTGCAACCACCTTAGAGCAGACAGTAAATCCAATTGCCATGCCCAGAATGGCGACGACAATGTTGACAATAACCTGATTCATCCAACCCAACCTCCTGCCCAAACGATCGTGAGCGCAAACGCAATGATACAGCCGAATGCCGTGACTGTCAGAAGAATGATTGGCTTATCGTTGATATCCGACTGAGAAATCCATATGAGACTCAATACCGATGCCAATGCCGACAACGCGATTAGAATCTGAATGAAGTTATAGAGCATTTTTTGTTCTCCTTTCAAAGAACTGACCTTCGTTAAAAGTCTTCTTTTTCGCTAGAGCTTGGGAAATTGCTAAATCAATTCCAGCTCTGGATTTAAGGTGATAATAATAGAGGTCCCGGAAAGGTGTGTTGAGTCGGTCAATCCGACCCCTGGCTTGTTCGAGTACCTTATAAGAGTAGGTTTGAGAGTAGAATACAATTGTGTCCGTCTTGATACAATTCCAACCTTCGCATCCAGCAGTATATTGTACCAAGTAGACCCAGGAGCTACTTTCTGGTATGGGCTGGTGCTTATGCCCGTTCCATTCAGCGGTATCACAAGACTCCACATTTTCAAATAGTCCTTTCAGAATATCAAGCTCGTAATCGAAGCTGTAAAAGATAATCATTCGCGGATGATCCTCAAAGAGCTCCAATACTGCAATTTGACGGGATATGTCAGAGTTTACAAGCTTCCGCACTGCAAAACAGACTTCCGAAGCAGACTTCATGGGCTCATTTTTCTCGTAATTCCAACGGTTTTTCCAAATATCATGGTACGCGACTGCATCATAGGAGACGTGAATATCCTGGTTATGACGTACGGTTTCGCGTTCAAAATCCATCGGAATGAGCAAATGGTTCCGAAGTCGGATGAGTCGACCCTCGTTCACATATCGATCGATCTGCGGAAAGTCAACGTGGTGATTATAGACGACATGATTATTCCGAAATTCCGTAATGTTTCGGAAATATCCGTTGGCAATAAACACCTGAGCGTAGTCGGTCCATTGATCTCCGCTAGTGGCAGTAAGCAATATCCACTCATTCCGTTTCACAATCTTTTGAAACGACTTTGTCCAAGCTCCGGTTCCGACCAATCGTTGTTCATCGAATATAAAAAATGCGTCGCTCACGGTTTCATACTTATGTATGTTATTCCATGAATCGATGACGATCTTATTCTTATATCGACTAACTTCTGGATCGGTGGACATTAAGAAATATGGAAACTCTGCCTCCCATTCACATGTATCTCGCTTTTTGGCAGTTGTGATAATGTAAAGATCTTTCGGATTTTTCATCCCGGGATCTTTTTCCTTTTCCAATTGTCCACCATTACGAATATAATAGTAAGCAATGGATGTTCGGGATTTGCCACTACCAACACCGCCATTGAGAATGCATCCGTTGAACATCTTTCCGATTGCCTCGAGCTGATAATCGGTTAGATTTCCTCGAATCATTTTTCGACAATTATCATTCGAAGATTTTCGGGGAGTTCGTAGCTGATATAACCGGCATTATCGCAACACACAAGATACTTACTGCCTAGATATGAAGCAACTCCGAATTCAGAAAGGATGAGTCGAGGGTCTTTCTCCTTCATGCGACAGGAAATGCATGTGGATCGACTAGGCGGAATACACGAAGACTCTGATGCTTTCTCGAGCTGATACGGGCAATTGGCGCAGAATCCATCCTCATTGATCTTAATCGCTCGGATGATCATAGCTTACCCTCCAATTCAGGAATTCGCTTCATAAGGGTGGTGTTGAAACCACCTTTCTTCAGAATCCGACGTCCGTAATCGCGTTCAAATAGTTCCGCAATGCGATCGAATTTCTGGCACTGCTGCTTGCAAATGCCAATAACCGTCGAATCAGCGTGCGACTTCGAATTCCCAATCAGCTGGATCGTCTCGTTATAGAGCTCTGCCACCAGTTCCTGAATCTTTTCGACTTTCTTGCCTTTCAGATCAGCAACAATAATGCCCTGATACTTCTCATAATATTCCTTTGCTTTCATACTGCTCGCTCCTTAAAGAATGTGCAGGCATAGCATTCCGGGATTCGACTTCCTTCGACGATAAGTCCCGTTCTCTCGCACTTATAGGTTGTGATGCCGGCTTTGTAGTTTTTGAGCTCGTCGGCATACTCACAGTTGCGGCAACGGTGCGGATAAGACAGATAATCGGTTTCCATTACTTTGCCTCCTCATAATTGACTGGTTTGTGACTGTCTGTGTTCCAGGGCTGGTTCAGACAATCGTTGCAGGGATCTTTCGATTCCTTTCTCGGAGCATACTTACAACTACAGCAAAAGTAATTGTAGTAAACCTCCTTCTTGTTCTCAGCCATATGCGCTTCCTCCTTTTTAAAAATATGGATGGTGCTCCCTCGGGGATTCGAACCCGGGACCGTTCGGTTATGAGCCGACTGCTCTAACCAGCTGAGCTAAGGGAGCATAAAAGGAGAGACCCAGAATATCCAGATCTCTCCTCCATGAGATTACATATACAACAATACGTAAACCCACATTCCAGCCAGAATCGTACAGATCAGTCCCGTTATCAGGAATTCTGCCACTCTGTCTAAAAACTCAGTTAACCATTTCATATATTCACCTCCATTATAGGAGTTGTAAAAATCGCGAAGAACGAAGAGACCTAGTTCGGTCTCAACGTCCTGTTGCGAGCATAATTGCATCCATGTTAAACCAACACACAAGTGCTAGGCCGAGTATACCAAATATGATATAATCAAGCCATTCGTTCTTGAATTTGATCCACCATTTCAACATAATATCAACTCCTTCCATAACAGAGGCTGTTTATTTCGCGGGATTAGCCCTCGACAACGCTCTGAATACGGAACTTCCAAAGACGGCGAGGCGCCGTACCGATAGCCTGATGGATCTTACGAGCCGTAGCGCCGATCTTCTCGATCTGGAGCTCATTCCAGCTCTTACGGACATAGGCGCTTTCCTTGACACCCTTGTGACGAGCCTCCAGGCGGAGAGCGTTGCGAACGAACTTACGATCAGACATTCTTCTTTTCCTCCTTATTCTTCTTAGCATGCTTGTGCTTCTTCTTGGTTCCGCTCATCGTATCGACGATCTTGCGAACACCAGCCTGGGCTTCCTTATAGCCGACATTGTTGAGTTCCATATAACGGCGAACTGCCGTAGAGAAGGATGCTCTGCGAATCAGAGTTACGCAGTCCGGCTCGGCATCGAGCTTGCGCAAATATCCGCACTCAATATCCTGATCGACCTGATCGCCGTAGACCTCCTTGGCAAACTTCAGGGCATTGTCATCGAAAATGCGATTGGTATACTTGTTTTCATAGTAAACCACGTCCGCACCTCCTTACATATCCGGGCCTTCGAGGGCCGCCCACTTGTCCGCAAATGCATCCTGCACGATCTCGATGTACATCGTCTTGAGATAGGCCTTGACTCGACCCGGCTCCCAGTTGTAGGGATTGATCACCAGATCGACAGTCTTGATCTCGGCATAATCGAGCGAATCAACACTGCCCTCATCCAGACGCGTCTTACGACGACCAGCGATCATCCAGATGTTCGGAGGAACGTTCTTGTAGCTGACGTTCACCTGAATATAATGCATCGGTGCATCACCCTCATTACGAGGAGGCATCAGGCGAACATTCCAACCCTCTTCCAGAAGAACCTGGTAAAGAGGGGTATTGTCGACCATTGCGTCTTCCGGGATTTCGACGCAGAAGTTTCGGTTGCCGGCCGGATTATACTTCTTCTCCACGCCAGAGAAATTGCGATAGAAGATATGCGCATTGGGGATCTCGAGAATTCTTTCGACACGGTTAGCCATGACGAATCTCCTTTCAAAATTTCAAAAGTTGAGAGACCTAGAATATCTAGATCTCTCTTATTTGGTCAATAGACACGAACGCCTGCTTGCTCAAGGTACAGCTTGAAGTCGATGGAATCCTGCTCGGTGTGACCCTCTCGAATCGATTCACGATAATGATCACGCAGACCGTGATGATCATTCACTGCATAAACCATGTTGACACCATAATGGTCAGCAAAGTCTCCTGCCGTGAACAGCAAATCTGTCACGCTCATGCGCTCGCATCCGAGAATCTCGTAACGAGTACACTGATAGGCTTCCTTCTCTGATTTCAATCCATATAGAACAATTGATTTCATTCATATCACCTCCATTACAGGAGTTGTTTATTTCGCGTGAACTACCTTACGGCGAATATCTTGGCATCGTCCTCAGCGGTCTCCCAAGGATGAATACGCTCTGGTGTATAAGGATCGTCCGAAACAAACCATTCGACATCACCATACTGTGCGATCTCATAGCGAGCATTGCTGACAAGATAATCATAGTAGGTTCGATCGATGTCTGCCTCTTTGTGATTCACCTTAACCATCTCGGATTCCATCCATCGATAGCCGTCGGCACCAGTAGCGGAGGCGAATTCCTGTTCGCCAGTCTTCTTCATCTTGTTGGCATCCTCACGAAGAAGGATAGCACCACCAGCACCATCCTTAATCGGTGTGAATTGACCAACACGACCAACAAACTGGTAGTTGTGGCCTTCTGCAATCTTCTCACGAAGCACTTCGTCCGTAAGAGATGCGAACTCGTCCAGTAGACGCTGCTCCGATCTCGTTAACTTCTCCGGATCCTTAAATCGAAGAGATCGAATCAACTCATACTGACTCACATCCGGCAGATTCTCATTGAAGTCCAGATAGAGTGCTGTCTGCACGGACTTTGTCTCGCACATGTCCTCAAATACAATGTCCTCGTGTGTGAAGAGGGTTTTGAAGACGTACGGAACAGCAAACTGAGTACCAGTAGCGGTCCACTGGCCAGGATGCTTCTTATTGTCCTTGCAAATATCTTTCTTGCTCATGACGTAATCCTCGCCATAAAGGTCACAACACTGCTCTACAGTCGCATAGCGAGCAATATAAACAGCATTGTTGACGAGACACATACGCTCATAGGTTGCCTCGTGCTCGAAGTCATAGCCGTACATCTTGCCGTATCGCTGAACGAACTCGATAATGTGCAGATCCGCATCCGGAATCTTAATCGAATCGGTCTTGATGTGAGCAACCGTATAGCCACGCTTCTCTACCTCATGCTCGAGATTGATCATGAACAGAGCACCGCGCTTCGCCACGATGTTGTCCTTATTACGAGGATCGTGGAACGGATTGTCGAAGTTCGCGGCGGTTAGACCATACACAGAGTTGATCGCGATCTTTAGAGCCTGCGTGAGATCATCCTTCGTGAAGTCGGCTGTGCCCGCAACCAACCGATCAATGAAGGGCGCAAGAGCACCGCCGAGAATGACCCGACCAGTGTCCCAATCCTCATGCTTAATCGCCACACGAGCATCTTTCAGATCCTTAAACCTCTGCGTATAGACATCACCAAATATCTTTTCTGCAATTGCCGAACTAGGATGCATGGATGCAATATCAAGCAGTGCGATAAACCCATACATACCAGGCTTTGCAGAGACACGACCACCCTCGCCGACATCATCGACATCACGATAGCTCGATTTCCCGTTTTTGTATTTGTAGCCAGGGAATATCGGTCGACCTTGCTTGTCGAATACCGTGAAGTCATCGAACTCCTTCTCCATCGTAAAGGGTACGTCCGCAAACTCATCATAGACCTGCGAAACATCACCCATATCACGATAATTGAAGGCGTCCTGCGGATGTTTGTTCGTACCAAATATAATTCTGGTAGTGAGCTGGTTGGTCGTATCGTTGACGGTCATCTTGGCAATCTGTGCCAGAATCTTACGTGCGGCAAAGTCGCCTTGCGTGTGATCCCAGACTGCCTCTGTTGCAAGAACATCGTTATCGCAGTATTCCGCAACCTTCGGCCAAAGTTCTTCTGGAACCGGCTTGTCCCAGGGAAGACCAAGCTCCTGATGGTGAATGCCAAGCTCGATTTCCCACTTCTTCAGGCTCTGCTTTTTCGCACAGTAATCGTAGACATCCGTGTAAGAGATATTATACGCTTCTCCAAACATCGCATTCGGAGAGCCGTTGATAATCCTCTGTGAGAGTGTATAGAGCTGCTCATTCGAATATCCAATCATACGAGCATAGAGAATGTGGTTATCGTAACGACGGCAGTTGAATCCAACCAACTTGAACTTGATGAGTTCCTCGATCTCTTTTGGCTTGGGGTTGATCATGCGGACCACTTGTTTGCCAGCACCTTGCACCTTCCAGTTGACCAAGAAGAGATTCGGGAATACCTCCACATCGTAGAATACGATTGGTTGGTCCCCATCTTCTCCCGGCTTAGAGGGTTCTTCAGACTTAAATCGCATCTTATTGACGAGCTTGATGCAATAATTCGCCTGATTGGTACTGTTGGCCGCGAATGCGAGGACGGCATTTCGCATGTCCGTCACATCGTAGTGAAGTCCGCTATTGTAGGCATCTTCCAGGATTTTGTAGATGAAATCAACAGAAGGCTTTGTCGCCGCGTGATACTCCTTATTCAGGTTTCTGCGGATCTTGGTTCTCAGTTCCTTCTCTGATTTCACTCCTTCGAAGTTGATCACTTTACCATCTCCTTTCAACGGCAAGCCCGAACTCAGGCTTGCAATCGGAAAGATCGGAAGAGCGT